CCTCTTATATATAAATGCAGTGTGATTATTGTAAACGAAATTTTAAGACAGTTAATAGTCTAAATACACACAAAAATACAGCTAAATTTTGTCTTCGTATAAGAGGAATTATTGAAAATACAGAAAAAGATGTTGTACACAATTGTGAATATTGTGATAAAATTTTAAGTACAAAAGGAAATTTGATAAGACATTTAGAAAATTGTAATATAAAATTAGAAAAAGAGAGTAATCAAAAAGATAATATTAAAGATGAAGAAATAAAGAATTTAAACAAAATAATATCGAATCTTAACATAGAAATACAAAATACAAAAAAAGAATTAGAAACATACATTCATAAATTTATACAACAAAATGAACAAACTAATAATTACGAACGCCAAATTACGGAATTAAAATTACAAAATGAAAAATTACAAGACACAATAGGCTCTATAGCAGCTCAATCAAAAACTGTAAATAACAACCATGAATTTGTAATAGAATTAAATCAGACAGAAGATAAAGAAAATTTAACTGAATATAATAACGAAGAAGAATACCAATTATTACCGCTTGTAGTTGGTAATGGTATTACAATTGACAGTAGAGAAGATGGATATATCGATGTTACTAATCTGTGTAAAGCAGGTGGTAAGGAGTTTAAAGAGTGGAATCGTCTTGATCGAACACACACCTTTTTACAGGCTCTAAAGTCGACGGTGGGAATTCCCACCGTCGAATTAATTCAGTACATTACAGGAGGAAATGGTGAACGTCATACTTGGGTACATCCACAAGTGGCAATTAACATAGCACAATGGATATCTCCAGAATTTGATGTAAAAGTATCCGGCTGGATCTACGAAGTTATGCTAACCGGTAAAGTGGATATTAAAAACACGAAGAGCTATAGAGAATTACGAGCTGCAAATAAGGATAAAGAGTTAAAAATAAAATATTTAACCAAAAAATATGTTAAACGACAACCTAGATTGCAGTATGACATTCCAAACGTAATCTACATATTAACCACTCCAACACATAAACTAGAAGGTAGATATATACTAGGAAAAGCAGAGAATCTTACAAATAGACTATCGGTGTATAATAAAACCGATGAGCATGAAGTAGTGTATTATCAAGGATGTAGAGATGAGACATGTATGAAAATAGCAGAACAGATGATTTTCTATAACTTGGAACAATATAGAGAACAAGCAAATAGAGAGCGATTCGTATTACCAGAAGGTGGTAATATAAACTTATTTATCGATGAGATTAAAAACACAATTCGGATTCTAAATAAAGAATAATTATTTTTAAAACTTAAAGTTTTAAAAAATAAAAACTTTATACTTTATACTTTTAAAAAATTTTTTCTGAAAAATTAAATATAAAAAAATTCCAAAACACACAAATTTTGTGTGGAAAATCGATCGCCCGAAAAAAGATTTATTTTTCTGAAAACAAACTGAAAGAAAGGTGATAAATTTATATTAAGTATTTATTCTTAATATTAAGGTGGAATTTTATTATTTTAATAAAATTTATTAGCAAATTTTAAGCTTGTTATATGTTTAAAATATCAACGTTTCAAAAGATATTTTTTAGATTTAAGATTTTTTTAAATATTTTCAAAATTTTTTGAAAATAATTATATATTTTCAAAAAATTTTGAAATTAATATTTAAAGAAATAAAATTATATAATAAAGATGAACAATAAATGTGAACATTGTGATACAATTTTCAATAATACATCTAGTCTAAATAATCATAAGAAAAAAGCAAAATATTGCCTGATTAAACAAGGAAAAATTCAATCAAAATCAGAAGAAGATATTGTATATAATTGTGAATATTGCGATAAAATTTTATCAAATAAGTATAATCTTAATGCGCATATAAATACGTGTAGTGTCAAGATAGAAAAAGAAAAGTTAAAAGAAGAAGAATATGTAAAACAAACAATACAAACTTTATCAAGAGAAAATGATAAACTAAAAACTAATGAAAAATGTTTAAAGGAAAATTTATGTTGTAAAAATAATCAGATTCAAGAATTAAAAAATAATTATGAACTACAATTAGAATATAAAAATAATCAGATTCAAGAATTAAAAACTCAAATTGAAAAATTACAAGATACAATAGCCTCTATAGCAGCTCAACCAAAAACTGTAAATCAGAATAACACCACGAAGACTAATAACAATAACAGTCGTGTTAACGTTATTAACAACTTAGCTCCGATGACCGATGATGAATATAAGAAACTTGGTGATATGTTACAGCGTAGTCATCTGGAGCGTGGTGCTGATGGATTTGCTGAGTTAGCTATCCAGTTTTTCCAGGGTAAAGCCGTATGCACTGACCTATCACGACGTATGGTGACTCACAAAGATGCAGAAGGTCGAGTGGTGAGCGATCCCAATATGACCCGATTAACCACCAAATTTTTTGGTGGACTAATGGACAAGAATCGTGAACTAACACTTGAGATATTAACCGATTTACAGAAACGACTAGAGGACAAGGAGATAGATTTCGATGAGTTTATGAATATCCTTGTGCGATTCTCAGATCAGAAATTTAATGTCCGGAAACTAGCGGATGGCGATGATAAGAACGAACCGACCGATGAGAAAGGCGAGTATCTACAATTTAAGAATACGTATGTAAATAAAGTATGTGACAAGATCTATGTTAAGAATAATTAATTTTAAACTAATTAGTTTAAAATTTTATTAATTATGTATACTCTAAAAATCTAGTTGCTAATTATTGATCCTATCCTATTCAAGTTTTTTATTTTCTGCTACAACTCGTTCTTTGTCTTCAGCTGCCATTGTTTTGTATCCTTCAACACGTTTCTTATCTTTACACTTTTCAGAACTTGAAAGTTCTCTCCAGCGGCGACCCAGTTCTTTCATAGCGTCTTTTCCTTTAACTTCAAGTTTTAAGCGTTCGTCTTTGCAAAAACACATGTACGCTGTAGTAGCTCGTTGTTTACGAGGTTTTTTATCGGTATCTGATTCTTCAGATGCCATTTGTGCACGTTCTTCTACAACGCGTTGTTTATCAGCGACAACAAGCGCTTCGATTTCTTTAAGACGATTTTTATCATTTTTGTCAGTTGAATTCTTAAGCGTTTTCCAGCTTTCACCAAGCAATCGCATAATTTCGGTAGATTTAAGTTTGGGATGGGCTTCTTTGAGTCGCGGATTCTCTTGTTTACAGAAAAAGTTGTAAGCAGAAAGTGCACGCGGCTTTTTAACTGGCTTACCTGAATCCTTAATAGCTTTCTTTAACACCTTTTGAATCTCCTTGCTGTTCCATAATTCGAGTAACACTTTATCATCGCCAATAACCTTCTCCATATTCTTATTAATATTTTTATTAATATTTTTATTAGGTACCTCAGTACTTACTAGAGAAAATACATGATTAACATACTTCTCGATTCTATCTCGGTTTTCAGGAGTCTCTTCTGGATTTTTATATTTCCACTTATCGGCTTTTTTGATATCATCGATTAACACTTCTTGACTGTATTTCATTCCTGATGGAAAATTTAAATTTTTTATAATGTGAAATAGCTTAGATTTGTAGATTTTATATTGTGGATGTGCTTCAATACATTTTGCAGTATAGATTGTGAATGGTAAATATTCGGGTGACTCAGATTGAGAGTAGACATTGTATTCCTGATCACCAACAATGATTTGTCCATAATCATCATAATAACCCTTTTTTGAAAAATCACCATTTTCCTTCATGACAACACAGTCCATTTGCCAAGCAAGTGAAGGGTCGTCTCCAAAAATAGAAAGCGGATTACCGGTAATCCGATCGAATTCAGTCCAAATTCCCATGATTTGTTTGCTTAATATATTCTGATTTTATTGCGAAAAGTTGTCCTAAAAATTCAATTTGTTTTTGATCACAAACCAATGAGTATGATGTTAAGATTAATTTTAAACTAATTTAGTTTAAAATTTTATTAATTATGTATATTTCTAGTTCCTATTTGTAAAGTGTCTATTCTTCCTCTTCTTCCTCCTCTTCCTCCTCTTCCTCTTCTTCTTCCTCTTCTTCCTCTTCTTCTTCCTCTTCCTCCTCTTCATCCTCTTCTTCCTCTTCCTCCTCTTCATCCTCTTCCTCTTCTTCCTCCTCTTCATCCTCTTCTTCCTCTTCCTCTTCTTCCTCTTCCTCTTCTTCTTCCTCTTCTTCTAGTTTTTTATTTTCTGCTACAACTCGTTCTTTGTCTTCAGCAGCCATTGTTTTGTATCCTTCAACACGTTTCTTATCTTTAGAGTTTTCAGAAGTTGAAAGTTCTCTCCAGCGGCGACCCAGTTCTTTCATAGCGTCTTTTCCTTTAACTTCAAGTTTTGAGCGTTCGTCTTTACAAAAACACATATACGCTGTAGTAGCTCGTTGTTTACGAGGTTTTTTATCGGTATCTGATTCTTCAGAAGTCATTTGTGCACGTTCGTCTACAACGCGTTCTTTATCGGCGGCAACAAGCGCTTCGATTTCTTTAAGACGATTTTTATCATTTTTGTCAGTTGAATTCTTAAACTTTTTCCAGCTTTCGCCAAGCAATCGCATAATTTCAGTAGATTTAAGTTCGGGATGGGCTTCCTTAAGTCGCGGATTCTCTTGTTTACAGAAAAAGTTGTAAGCAGAGAGCGCACGCGGTTTTTTAACTGGTTTACCTGAATTCTTAATAGCTTTCTTCAACGCCTTTTGGATCTCCTTGCTGTTCCACCGTTGGAGTAACTCGGCATCATCACCGATGATCTTCTCCATATTCTTATTAATAAGGTTAATATTAGACATTATGATTTTAATCTAAAAAAGTTGTTTTAAAAATTCAATTTGTTTTTGATCGATATTTTCAGGTATTTTAATAAAAACGTAAATTTTGTCTTTTATTAGGTTTTCTAAACGACACAAATAAAAACACTATTATGGCAATTAATAATATAACGCTAACGCCAATAACTATTTTGCCACCTGTGGTATTAAAAAATCCACTCGAATTTAATGGTGGATTAACCGGTTGTGGTTTAGGTTGAGGTTTAACTGGTTTTTTATGCGGTGCAGGTATTGGTTTAACGGGATTTACAGGTTTATTTAAATAAGCATCACATCGATGATCTGAACCCATATTATGCATCAATTCGTATAGATCTGATTTGCATCGTTCTCTAGCATTAATATCTTGTATACTATCACAACTAGCTGGTTTATTCTGTAAAATATCAGCATAAACTTTACATGTTTCAGGATCAATATCAACTGGTGGCTGTCCACCTCCGCCACCGCTCATATCGATACTGCAATAATCGGTGCATACACTATTGACATCTGTACAACCACTAGCGACACATTGATCGCTGCATTGGGGATTTTTTCCATTAAAATTACTATTAATACCTTTTCCTGCTAAACACTTAACAATATTATCATCATTCTCATCATAAGAAACCGGCATAGGCATTGAGTTATAATTGTATTTATTATATGTATAATTTTCAGAAATTGGTTCACAATCACAGTTACAAACCATAGACATTTTTAATATTAAAAAATATAATATTAAAATTTAAATTTTTATTTAGACTTAAAAATCATTTGTAAAACTACATTTATCTCCTACGCATCTAACTAATTTATAAATTAGTATATTGGATCCACCTTGGCAATGATTTGCACTAAGCATAGTACTCCTATTGTGTACAATTCCATAAGATGCAGTATGAGATATAACTTTTTGTATTCCATTATCCATATATGGAACGATGTGATAAACTCGATTTGCATCATCTTCTAAAACGGCTTTAATTTCGTCTAAACTAATAAATGCGTTAAAACCAGAGGTATCGACTGGTATTTTTACATATTGAATATTACCAAAACTACTCATACTGCGATCGTTTGTACCTGCAAATATTGCACCGGTACATTCATAAAATACGTTACTATTTTTATCATCTATAATCCTCTTTAAATAATCTTTTGTATAGCATAAAATACTATCATTGTAGACCAACAATAAAGAATCTTGTTCGTCTAACCACTCGTTTATATTTTGATTATCTAATAAAAATAGATCACCACAAGTCTGATTATTTTTTATATTATCTTCGTTTATGTTCTGAGTACTTACAGGAGTTCTTATAATTTCACGTTCATCTTCACTATCGTCTTCACTATCGTCTTCACTATCGTCTTCACTATCGTGATCAAAATTTAATTGTCTGCGAACAGACTGAGGAGTTCTTATTACTTGTTCATCATCGCTATCGTCATCTATATTTAAATTTCTTACAACTGGAGACAATCCAGGGCTATTTTCTACAGTTCTTCTAAATATTCTTTCTATATCTTGTATATTTACTATAGAATCATTTAAATCATCTATAGTAATACCAGTAACAGTTGTTATCATATTCATATATTTACTTAGTGTTTCCGAATCTTTAATATATTGTATACCTTTTGTATTTAAAGCGAATACAAATATTTTGTGTATATCATCTTCGGATATACCTAATGTATTGTGTAATAGATTTTTAAGATTAACTAGAGTAAATTCAGATATTGGATATTTTAAAATAAATTTTATTTGTATTACTGACGCACGTTGATCACTATGAACTGGTATCATATTTGTATAAATAGTTTTAACAACCCATTGTTCCTGATTTGTCACTGTGTTTTTTGGAATTTCTATAATAATATTATTCTGATTACAGCTATATTTTATTTTAAATCCACGTTTTGTATATTTATAAATTCTATTAATTATAAATTTATTCATATATTTAATTAGACATTCTTGATATTGTGGTTGTAATGTTCCACTCATATTTTCTATATCTTCAGGATGAGTAGCTTTTACCCGATAACCATCGTACCAAATTTGACAAAAAGTCAAATCAAAATTTGTAACTACACTTTCTAGTGAAATATGATCGCTAATTATCATTATATCAATATCAGGGTCAGTAGTAAGATACCCATCAAATACATTTACAAATAATCTAATACGTGCTAAAATATTATTTTTACAAAAAAATGATTGATCGTAAGCTGGTGCTATATAAGAATTACCTCCAAATCTTGAATAACCAATATTAATTAATTTATTGTATAATTCGTTAGCATTACTCGCATTAACATAAATATCAAAATCTGATATTTTAAATGTTTTTGGACTATAAGCTGAAAGAACACTTCCACCAGCTATTAAAGCTTTTGAATCGCGAATAGCATTAACAAAACTATCATAACGACTTTCTTGATTTCTTCTTCTGGTAGAAGGTGTATATATTTGTTTTAATTTATCTGTAAATTTCCTAGTATCTAGTTCCATTTTATATATTTAAAAGATTTTTTAAATATATATTAAAAAATAATTATAATTTATAATAAATTACATATAATTATTCAAACGTACGTTCTACTACTTTTTTTAATCCTTTTACATTAATTCTTAATTCACACATACCACTACCAATATTTGCTCTTTTTCCACATACAATAGCCGATGATACTCCCCGTACCGGTTCTAAATCACCTACTGCTGCGGCCGCGCAAAAGTTACTTAATGACTCTTCAAAACTACTCTTTCCAAACGGACCGGAGTCCTCTTTGCGTAAGGTATAACGAGAAATAGAAGCAATTGTACCAGAAAAAGTCATACGATCCACTAATAATTTACTATGACACACATTAATACCATCCATAATTTCCATAAATTCTTCGATTAGGAATTGTCGTGCTGCTTCAATACCTAAAGTCTCGTAGATATCCCATACATTATTGGAAATAGTCTTTGTCATATCTACTTTTGGATGTGCTAAAATTTTTGAATAATTACTACCTTCTGTTTCTATTATCCATTCATCCTTTTCACGTGTATAATATATATAAGTTATACCAGGAATACCACATATTAGCATTTTTTCAAGAGTCGGTTGTACACATTCTTCCATAAAAATTTCCGGAGCGTTTTCTGTATTAATAAATAATATTCGTTCCGCTGGTAAATTAATATTAGAAGTATCCACAAACACATCTAATTGACCAATTGACGGTGGAGAAAATATACAACACAGATCTGCATAAGAATTAGTAATAGCATGTGCTACTTCTTCGATTGTTATTTTATATTCAAATAATTTAGCTATATTTAACGTTATAGAGATACAATTTTTGTAATTCTCAAAATTATTATTATACAATATTTTGTAAGTTTCATACCATTTTTCTGGTTTTTTATTCATGTATATTTTTATATTACTAGAAATATCAGATAATGTTAATCCGACAATACTTGATCCAATAGTTTCACGTAATTCTTGAATAGTGCTATTTCCGTATTTAAAAAATACTTTGCAATTAATTGCACGTGGATCTCGAGTAGCATTTAATAATTCTTGAAATCGCGGTACACCAGCTGTCACAGCTTTTTCACTCTGACCCGCTTTATGAAATGTATTTAATGTTAATTGGGTATTCTTTTCACCAATACTTTGGGCACATAATATACCGACGCTCTCACCTGGTTGTATCATACTTTCATTATATATTTTTTCGAGTTTAATCTTTAAAATTGGGATAATTTCTGGATATACTAATTGTTTACTGAGCTGTGTTCTAAAATATTTTTTATGACTATTAACAATCGATTCTGCTGTTTCAATGGGAATTCCTTTTTTTGGAACGATAAAACTTAATATATCATTTATTTCACTCTCAGTTAAAGATCGTTTCATAATTTAAAAATTAGTTGTAAAAAATTATTATAAAATCAATTTTAAATTAGAATATATTCTATATAATAAATGAATAAAAGAAAGTTATTAGAAATTTCTCTAATATTAACTCTAATATCATTTGTATATATAATATGTGATTATTTCGGATTAGTCCGTTATACAATCCTTCATTGTACAAAAACTGAGAGTTATATTAAAAACTATAGAGAATTAGCTAAAAACAGTAAAAATCGCGTGGTATTATCTTTCACAAGTAAACCAGTTAATATTCAGTATTTAGAACCATTATTAAATTCTATTTTAGATCAAACTGTAAAAGTAGACAAAATAACACTTAATCTATCTACCGATAATGGGAGTTATATAATACCCGAGCGATATAAAGATGTATTAAATATTTATAATGTAGGTAAAGGGTATGGTAAATGGAATCATTTATTACCAACATTACAAAGAGAAGGTGAAGCCGATACAATTATTATTTATTTTAATGATAATATTGTATTGGGAAAAGATTGTATTGAAACAATACTAGAAGAATCATCTAAAAATCCCGATAAAGTTATAGTATCGGAAGGAGTAGTTTTAGTAAAACCCAAATTTTTTGATGGTAATATTATCGATTGTAATAATAAAGTATATGATAACGAATGGATTAATAATCATCTATTAGTAAATGTTAAAAAAATATACTATAATGAAAATTATCTATCTACAAAAATTAAATAAAATAATAAAAATTTTGTCTAGAATATAACTAAAGTATGTCATCTCGTAATCATAATAAAAATCCGAGACAGAGTAATGTTAATGATAGATCAAATTTTGATCACCAAATGATCGAGTCGTTTCAAATGCAGTCACAATCTCAATCTGATTGCGCGAATCGTATGCCTTGGTTACAACCACGTAGTAACTTTGATACACAAATGCAGAAAATGTGGTGTGCAAAATGTGGTGGGCAATATGTAGGACCAACTTCACCGGCAAATCCACCATGTGCAATAAAGGAAAAGTATCTTCAGGAACAACGACCTACAAAAGCTGAAATTATACCGTACGCTACAACTTTCCAAGATCCCGATAATATCTGGTCATATACCACTCGATTAATGTAAATATACCATATGGTATATTTTATGGGACCGTACTAAATGTTTGTTTTGAGTGTAAAAAGTTTGGTATAATTTTTTAACAATTAAAAATAAATTTTATTATTTTCTTTAAATATAATAAAAATGTCATATAACTTTAGTATAAAACGTCGAATTCCATTAACTGTTAATGATTTTAATGTTCCCGTTGGAGCTCTTTGGAGATATACTAATTCTTACTACTACTTAAATTTGAATACATATCATATCAAAATTAAGTAAAATCAATAATTTAATATTTAATAATTTACCAATGGAACTGTTAATTCTGAACCAGCATCTCTTTGCTGGAGTGTAAAACGGTTAGTGTAAATACACTATTTTTTAAATTATTTTTAGTTAAAAAATAATTTAAAATATTTTTATTCAATTTGTGCTACTATTTTTGGTACTTTTTTCTTCTTTTGCCATATAAACCCTTGTTTACGTAAAGTTTCAATACCTTGAGCCGCCGCTTTTTGTTGTGCATCTGCTTTTAAAGCGGCATATCCTCTACCAATTTCGACACGTGTTCCATTTGCAAATTTACGCCATACGGTAGAAATTGTACCTTGTCCAGGTTCTTTAGTCTCAGTATATTCTAAATTTTTAGGCCCAAGTTCTTCCTTGTTCTGGTCAAAAATTTCTTTTAGACGCGTTTTTTCATCCAGTAAATCTTCCCATTTAGTCGAAATACGAATTCCATCAAAAACAGAGCCTAATATATCATAGGCGATTGAATATCCAACTCCTACGCGAATCCGTGTATCGATAAGGAATTCTGTTACACCAATAAACGATTCAAGACTATCTTCAAGTAGATCTTTCTTTTTGGTATTGCGTTCTTCTTCCGAAGCGGATATATAAGGCCAAAAATTTAACCGATTTGCAATCTCAAAAAATGTTTGACGTGCACCGTAATTGATGCGAATACGGGCTACAATTTCTACTCCTTCGGGATTCATTAATTCAGGAAAACGACGATAAATGTACCACACAATAAATTTATTTGCAGTGACATCACCCAATTGCTCAAAAAATTCGTAGTTATTTACACTATCAGCAGAAGCAGCGGTGAATGCTTGTGCATATTTCTCCATTCCAGATTCATCCGTAAGTACATCAATATATTTATCTTTAATATTTGCTCGTTTTAATAGACTAATAATTAGCTGGCGAAATTCTTCACCTCGAACACCTGTATATGTACCAAAATATTCAACTTGATTATTAGGAAGATTATTAATATAACTATTAATATTCATGATCTTTTATTTTATCCAATATTTTTTTAGAAAATATTCAATTTTAAAAATAAAAGTTTAAAAGATAATATTTATAATATATATATACTATGAGTGATAAAGAAGATTCATATGACGAAGATGAACAAGATAAAGATGCAAAACAAGAATATACTATTATCCCATTACGTATATTAAAAGAATGTAAAGAGTACTATGAAACACATAAAAAAATTGTTATTCTTAAAAAATATATAGAAAATAAAGAAGCATTAGTTGAACTTAAAAAATTTTTAAATATTTCCAAATAATATTTATAGACATAAATTATATAATAAAATGAGTGTTGATAAGAAAAAAATTATGTATAAAACATTAAAAGCATTAAATACAATATGGCATCCTGATTCAACTTTGGTTTTTAAATCTTCAAAAGAGCGTTTAGTTATCGGTCGTTATATTGATAATGAATTTATTAGTATCGATGATACTACTTTAGAATTATGTAATACTTGGGGATTTAAATATGATGAAACTCTAATTGAAACAGAAGATAATAACGAAGAAGAAGAACAAGACGATAGTGAAAAAAATGAGAATGAATCAGAAAACGATGAATCTAACAGCAGTGATAATGAAGAAATAGTAGAATCCACCCCTCCGGTTGTCGCACCTCCGGTTGTTGCACCTCCGGTTGTCGCACCTCCGGTTGTTGCACCTCCGGTTGTTGCACCTCCGGTTGTCGCACCTCAAGTTGATGATAACATTATTCATAAGTTAACTGCTAATTATTCAGCACAATTAGATAGTTTATCAAAATCTCTACAAACTGATTTAAAATCTGTAAATGATAACCATAATATAAAAGTTAAAGAATTACAGTATAAATACGATCAGATGAAAAATAATTACGAGGAAATGAAAACAAATTACGAGGAAATGAAAAATAATTACGAACAGATGAAAAATAAATTTGAAGGAATTAAAAAATTATTTTCATAAAAATTTTTTTTTATATAAAAAATATTGTATTATATAAAATGCATTGTCTTCATAAAGATCATCACGATGGAATGAAATCCCGTCGTGTTTCTCGCAAAGTATCCCGTAAATCCCGTCGTGTTTCTCGTAAAATGCGCAAAGTGTCTCGCAAAGTGTCTCGTCGCATGTCCCGTAAAATGCGCAAAGTGTCTCGTAAATCTCGTCGCATGTCCCGACGCATATCCCGTAAAATGCGCAAAGTGTCCCGACGCGTGTCTCGCAAAATGCGCAAAGTGTCTCGTAAATCTCGTCGCATGTCCCGACGTGTGTCTCGCAAAATGAGCAAAGTCTCCCGCAAATCTCGTCGCATGTCCCGACGCGTGTCTCGCAAAATGAGCAAAGTGTCTCGTAAATCCCGTCGCATGTCCCGCAAAATGAGCAAAGTCTCCCGCAAATCTCGCCGTATGTCTCGTCGAAAAGATGCTGGATATGGTATGGATATGGATATGGATATGATGTAAATTACCAATTTTTAATTTTTAATACTTAATTATGTTATTAAAAATATAATCTAAATGTTATCAGAAATTTGTAATTGATGTACATGTAAATCTTCAGTGCGTCCTAAGCGCAATGAACGACCAAGTATTTGTGTTTGCATATCAGCTGTCATTTCATGATACAAAATAATATCGGTAGCTTCTTGTAAATTAATACCAGCACCATTAAAAGTACTATTAAGAAAAATAACTTTTATATTACCTTTTTTAAACCCATTGATAATTTTTTCTCTTGTATGAAAACTACCTTTAATAATACCACATGTAATATTTTTTTCACATAATACATCATAAATATTTTCAAATGTAATATCATATGCTGAAAAGACCAAAAATTTTCCATTTTGTTTCTTCATAATAATATCAACAATTTTTTCTATTTTTGTCATTGGACGTTCTTCTTGTGTATAATTTGTAAGCATCGTATCTTCATCACTATTATCGGTTGCAACATATACTAAATCGGAATTATCTATTGTTGTTCTACATAGGGGGCATTTATCAGATTTTTGTAACCACTTAAGCAAACACTCTCCACAGAATAAGTTTTGACAATTAGGCTCTAATACTGGTCTTGTAATATTATCTAAACAAATATTGCAAGTATTACTAAGCATATTGTTAAAACGTTTATCTAATTCTTCTAATTGTACCATAATTTTGTCTTTTCGTACAACCCATTCGTTCATCCGTTCCTGGTCATTACGAATTGTGTAAATTCGAATTTTGGTTTCAATTTCTTCTAATTCTTCTAGTTTTTTACGTTTAACTAAATCAATTATATTACTAGTTTTATTACCACCAAGTGCTATAATTGCACCTTCGATATTACCCGCTTCAATCATGGTCGATACATTAACTGAAATAAATCCGTGTACTGCATTAAAAATTGGTTGATAACAATTGTGATAATAATAATGAGTACTTGGCATTGCAAACGACGCTTTCACAAACTCTAAATTATTACGAATAATCATCCCTCCAAAATTAGTTTCAAAATCCCACCAACCTGTGCCAATTATATCTTTCATAAAACTATTTCGACAATTACGATGATGTGGAGTAATTGCACTTGGAGTTGCGCTTATAAGCCACACAAAACCTGCATATACTTGTTTCATCGATGGTACTTTAAGATGGCCTGGTTCATCAAATATAAAACGTTTCCAGGCTATTTTTGAAAATAATCCAATCAATCGATTATACATGCTGGGTGTTACTAAGACAACATCGTAGTTCCATGGATCAATTGTATCGATATTATTTTTATTTGTTAAGACTGATACTTTCAAATCAGTATATTTTAATTCTTTTTCCCATTGATGAATAATAGAAGAAGACATTAATATTAAAGTAGTCGGTATTTTGTCTAGTCGTTTAACGTTTCTTGATTTTATTAAACCGGCTGATTCCGTTATCGTATATTCATGAATAAATGGAACGGATAAATCCCATTCCATTTTATCTCTAGCGATAAGTGCAATCATAGAAATTGTTTTACCGTAACCAGTTGGATCACTTTGAATCCCAATTTTAGTCTCTATAATTCGATTATTTTTATGCACTACTTGTTCTCTTTCTAATTTTTCCATTTGATATACCGATGCTAATTGATGTCTAAATAGATTAATTTTTACATTTTTAGGTTGTGGAATTAATGGTATATAATTATAAAGATCCTCCTCTTGATTGTCGATATCCATTTTAATTAAATTCTATATTATTTTAAATGTATATTATTTTTTATTATGTATATATATAATAAAAATGTCTTGTTATCATTTAATAAAAATAAAGAAATCCACTAATCCTGATAAAAAATTAATGGCTATTTTTGAGGATTGCCACACTGATCGACGCAAAACGGTACACTTTGGTGCTGCCGGTATGAGCGATTATACCATTCATAAAGATCCAGAACGCAAAAAACGCTACATGACACGTCATAAAAGTCGTGAAAATTGGCGTGATCCTACAAGCGCTGGTGCTCTGAGTCGTTGGATTTTATGGAATAAACCTGGTTTACGAGCTAGTATAGCTGATTACAAAAAACGTTTTAATTTATAAGTTAAAATAAAATATCAACTAATAATAAATAATATGTCAAAAATAATAATACACATTAGTGGAGCGTCTGGTTCTGGTAAAACTTTTTTAGGTAATCAATTAAAAGAAAAATTTGGTAAAAAAATAATTGTTAAGGATTTAGATGATTTACGTGATGAATTTATACGAATATTCTACGGAGATAAAAAATGGACTTATATTAATGAAAAAGAATATCAAAATTTTATTGATACTTTTATTGATAAACAAAAGAAACCAATTGTTTTTGTTGGATTAAATGACAATACGGTATATGGTAAAAATAAAAGTTTGTATTATGATTTACATTCATATTATAATTATTATATTGATATTGATCATATGCTAATAGTTAAACAAAAATGTTTAAGATTATTAGATTACATACAATATGATGAAATGGCGATGAGAGATTTAATTGAAAATAATCAACTTTTTGTTAAAATGTTTTCACAAGCAGTTAAAAGAGAATGTAGTGCAAAAGAAACTATAAAAATTAATAATAAATGGAAAAAGGATTATGAAAAACAAGGTTATAAATTAATGTCAAGAGAACATATTTTCAAAAATGTTTCAAAAATTTTACACCATTGAAGATTTAAAACGCCGGTTTTTAAAACACAAAGATTTAAAATTAACTGCTGAATATTTTGATGTTACAGCTCAACATTTAGGACAAATACTTAGAGATTGCAAGACTAAACTTATTAAAAACCATTTTTAAAGAATTTTACTGCTTCAAAAAAAATTGATTTTTAATTTACAGATTATTTATTAAATATAAAATAATATGTCAAAAAGTTTAAATAATTTCTGTGAAAGTTTAGTTAATGGTTCAAATCCAAGATACACTTATTCTCAACCATCAATTTCTGAACAAGTTGCTTGGCAAGTTAAAAAGGAAGAAGAAGCTCGACAAGCACAACTAAATGATACAGTGAATAGAATGCACAAAGCACAATATGATACTTCATTTTCTAATCCTTCTTATACTACACCATATCCTTCTTATACTACACCAAATCCTTCATCTTTTTCAAACTATACTTATGGTAAGTAAGTTTAAGTATAGTTGGGAAAGTGATAATTGAATTTAATAAAAATGTCTTATAAAGCACCGATTCGTTTCCCCATTATTCCATATAATCCACTAGAATTACTACTAAAATTTAACCTTAAAAATAAAGATTTAAAAGCATTGTTTTAAATCTTCAAGGGTGTAAAGGATATTTTAAAAATAAAAATTTTTAAAATTTAATCGTAATCTAATTATCGTCTGAATCGCTAGAGTCATCTTTATCACGACGATTGCGTCTTGATGATAACACTTGACGATCACGAACTGAATCTTTTCCAGAAGATGATTCTTTACCACTTTTAACACTTTTTTGAGTGGTATTTTTTTGAGATGCTAGTAATTGTTTTACTAACATTTTTTCCTGGCGTTCTACCATTTTTTTCAATTTAACTTTAAGATCGTTTGAAAATTTATCAACCAATTTATCAATTTCTTCATCCATACTAGACATTTTTATATTAATTTTTAATCTCTTTAAAACATAATTTGTAAATAATTATTTTTTAGAACGCAATTGAACAACAGTACAGTTACGCGTTCCGATTCCGTATGTATCTTGTGGTTTATGATAAACATCACCGCTCATCAATAACACAAGACCGGCTTCTATTTGTACTTCAATTTTTTTAGAATATTCATTTTTGTAACCAAAACAATTTAATAACCAATCTATAAAAGAGGGTTCTTCGTCAAATAAGTCGATATTTCCACCGTGAATGGTATTATCTTTTTGTGTATAGATAATACAGGTGTAGACTTTCCATTCCGTACCTCCAAAATTATCTATATGAATAGCAAGCGGTGTTTGTACACAAGTATTTTCAGAAGTAGATCTATATGAATGACGTTCTAAAATACCTTGATTCTTATAGACTTTACACCCTGCTTCAGTTAACAGTGTATAGGCTAATATTAGAATATCAGGTTCATCAATTAAGTTATAAGATGTGATTATTTTATCGGTAAATTTCATAGATTTATTTAATGATTCTATTATATTAGTTGGTAGATAGGTTTTTAACACAGCTCCATGTTCATGGTTTGCTGGGAGAACTGTTTCGAAAATATATTTCATGTATATAAGTAAGTATATTTATATACAAAAAATTCAATTTTATTGCGAGTAATAACTTTTACAAAATTATTTTCTATTAAATATCGCCTTCGTATATCATGATTGCTTTCCGAATATATAAGTCAAAATCTACATCCGAAATATAATTTTTAAACTCTTCGTAGAGTTCTTCGCGAATTGCTAACATATTTGCGCGGAAAAATAATAAGAAATGTTGTCGATTTGAAAAATGCGATGATTTGATGGTCATTTCGTTATATACCTGCTCCGCAAAGTCTTCAATACAACTGGTGATTTTATCTTCCCGATCGGTGCTTAAATATTCAGCAACAATATCGGTCATTTTTGGGCGATCTGTGATAGATTTAGAAGCAGTAAGTTTATAGATAACGCTATTTTTAACCGCGCAATGCGTATTTAACCATAATTCTATAACATCATGTAACTTACCAGTACGAAAAATCGAATCCTGTTCTGTAATTTTTCGCACCATTGCATTTAAACGACCGGTAAAATTGGCTACTAGTTGATCACTCCACGATATGCGAATATTAAAGTCACCAAACCCAGAAATCACATTGATTAAACGACTAGCAAATCCGGTGGAACACGTACCGGACATTTCTTCCAATTCTTCCAATAAACGTGTAGTCATTTCGTCTTTGGAATCATGGGTTTGTAAATAACTGTAAATTTTTAAGAAAATATTTACGAGTGTATTATTATATTTCGAATACAATGCACGGTCAATATAAATACGATTTAAAGCGACCCGGATACGCTGTTGTCGTTCATCCGCAAGTGTGCACTCGGATGTGCAGTATTCATGTTCCTCTTGTATACACAGTTCACAATACTTGCACTTTTTACTGTTATTTGGATGCGTATTTTTAATCCTATTATTTTGCACTATATGTTCCTTTCTATCTTTTAAAATAAGCTCAATTTGCGCATTTGCATAATCAAAATCGATGTAGTTATCACCTATTTTCAGTAAATCAATAGTGGATAAAAATTCAAGGACTTCCGCGACTGATTCTTCAATTTTTTCGTTATGTACATTTTGTGCATTATCAAAAATAGTTTTAACATTGCCACCAACCGTGCCTAAACTCATAATGATCGAACGTGCGATTATTTTATTGTATTCACAGCCAACGTTTAAGATCACGTCAGCCGCATCGGCACGACGGTCGTAATCCAAGTCTTGATCGCGTGCAAACGTTAATAATTTAAATTCAATATCATCCCGTATTTTAGCATCGTCCAAGGGCGATTTTTGTAGTAAATATTGACCTGCTAAAATTCTGTAATACACCAGATTGTATGAATCGTCAAGAAAATCTAAACAGGCATTTTTAATAAAGAATTCAGATGATGATATATTCTTTCTCTCCAGTGACAAAATTGATTTATATCGGTAATCACAATTAATTGTGGAATCGGCGATTAACTGTCGAAAGTAAGTATCGGCTTCCATTTTATACTGTGTGCATGCCATTAAAGTGACAATTGTCTCAATTTTACAAGGTGTGGGAATACCGGTTAAATTACAACAGGTGTTATTTAGTGCGTTGTAAGCTCTTTTAGTGCGTAATTCATTGCGATTTCTTACCGCTATATTGCTCTCTTTTTTAATCTCCTTAAGCGATTCTTCATCATTCTCGTTAATATCTTCTTCATCTTCGCTAAATGCGAGTAAACTTTTTGCGGCTTCTATTTTGATAATCGGTGGTATATCAGATAAAGTGCATAAATCATAGAGAAAAATTTCTAATATTTTAGTACCGGAAAATTGATACATACCGGTTAAACCAGAAATTAGCTCTAATGGATATTCAATCTCCATTCCTTTACAATACTCGGTAAAAAAATTGAGTCTAGTGTTATTTGATAACGATAAATCGCGAATAATTTTTGGAAAATCTGTAATCTCGGTTTCGTTAATTGGTGGTTCTTTATTTTCTAAGAATTCTTGTTTATCTTCTAAATCAATTAAAGTCGACATTTTTATTATTAATATATTATTTTTAGATCTTTAATAAAATTATTATATAATAATTTTACCGTTATATAATAAAAATGTCTTTTAATTACAGTATTGTAACTCCAATAAATAACAATACTGAAGTATTTAATCCTTATTGTTTTTCAGCTGCATCAGATGGATATTTATACTTTATAGCATATACTCCTCAAAATAATACGACTGGTATATATAAAATTTCACTAAGTGTTAGTCCTTATCCATCAAATGATTCTGCTGTTCTTGTTTTAAATTTATCCGATTCATTTTCTGGTAGTGCTGCTATGACATCATATTATAATACAAATACAAACAAAACTGAATTATATTTATTAAATACCAGATCAAGCCCCTATAATATTTATGTTATATCTGATGTTAATAACCCTGTACTTTCAGGATTTACTACTCTTCCATCATCACAATCAGTTAATGCATTACCACAATTAGTAGCTAATAATAGTTATTTATATACATCTATGACTAATAATGGATATGGAACAGATTTAATACAAATTAGTTTATCAAATCCTACACAAAAAGTAATAAGAGTATTTAATAATAATCAACAGTATTTTGGAATGACATTTGATAATAATAATAATTGTTATATACTTCAAAATGATCAAATATTACAAATTAATGTGAACAATTTTAGTTCTAGTTCTTCTTATAATGAACAATGGTTTATTTTACCAAATAATATTAATAGAGTATGTAATTTAGCATATAATAATTATGACGGTTATCTATATTATATATATATTGACAATAATAATAATAATTTGTTTGCACAAATTAAAGTATCTAATGCATCATTAATAACTGATAACTATTTCTCTAATATTTCCTTTATTAATAACAAAACTTATGTTAATCTTGTAATACATGATAATAATTTTTATACTGGTACTGATAGTAACAATACTATTTATTATATACAAAATCCAAATCTAATAATTCCATGTTTTAAAGAAGGATCTCAAATTTTATGTCAACAAAATAATGTAGAAGTATATGTACCGATCCAAAATATCCGTAATGGCACACTTGTAAAGACCCTACTAAATGGTTACTTACCAGTTGAGATGATTGGTGTTAAAACGATCTTTAATAGCGGAGATGATAAACGTGTAAAAGATCGGTTATATAGACTATCTGTAGATAACTATCCAAGTTTATTAGAAGATTTGGTGCTTACCGGACAACATGCTATCCTGGTAGATAATATTACTAATGAATTAGGTGTTGAGATAACAAATGTAATGGGTAGAGTATATACTACAGAGGGTAAATTCCGATTACCAGCGTTTATTGATATGAGTTCAATACCATACGAGGTAAATGGTACTTTTAATATATACCATTTAGCATTACAAAATGAAAATTATTACGGTAATTACGGTATATACGCAAATGGATTATTAGTGGAGACATGTTCAAAAAGATATTTAGCAGAAGTAGCGCAAATGGATTTATTATAATTTAATTTATTACAGTAGTTCACTCGATTCGTTATAATGTTTATCTACAACATCATTATTTAACATGATATCTCTTTGGGAAACATCTAATTCATATTCTTCAATTAGTGGTCTTGGTTTTCGAACGTAACAGCATTTAAAACATGTTGTGAATGTATTACCCATATTATTATTTTTATTTATAAGAAGTTTTAATTTTAAATTTTATATTACATTTAAAATAATTTATTCTATATAATTAAATGCATTCTGCGTATATTATAAGTCTAAAAAAATCAGAGCATTTATTAACGGAATTGGCTAAATACAATGTGAGTGGAACTTTTATAACCGGAATTGATGGTAAAAAACTTAATAAACTAGAATTAACTAAAGAAGTAGGTTCGTTTTATAGTACTATTTTACCACGTAGTGTAATTGGTTGTGGTTTATCCCATATACTTGCATGGCGAGAATTTTTAAAAACCGATAAAGAGCATATAATCATATTTGAAGATGATGTAATACTTGAACCCAATTTTGATGAACTATATACGAAAGCAATTGAGAATGTACCACGCGATTTTGACATCTTGTATTTAGGATGTTTTGGGTGTCATTCAGACCGTAATTTTTTTACAACAATTGGAGATAAATTACAACTGTCAACTGGTCCGATGCAAACAGTTAATCAGTATATAAAAACACCAAACATTGCATTGGGAGCGCATGCATATGTAATATCTCGTAGAGGTGCGGAGACCTTAATTCGATTACTTGACAAAAAATTATATTTTCATATCGATTATTGTCTACAGAGATTGGCAAAAGCAGAAAAGATTAAAACATACGTAACTACACCCCGAATCGCCTACCAAACATCAACTGATAGAGTAGAATTATCGAGTAACGCTAACAATTCACACCCTTTGTTATTTAACTATTTACTATCAAATATTCATATCGATAACAAAGTACGCTTAAACTATTTATTTACGGTATCCATTTTGACTATAGGTCCATTTAATATTACTATTTGGAGTATAATATTCTTATTAATAGGTATATTTTTAGGGAATCGAAATTTTAACTTTAAAGATATCACATTTGTATATTTGTTATTATCTATTCCAGATCTATTAATCGGTAATGTAAGTAATATAGTATGTCATTATTTCTTATTAATAACGCCATTTTTCTTAATAAAAAATAAAAATGATATTTAAATATATTAATAATAAATACATAATATATTTACAGATGAATAAAAATAAATGTGATAAAGGGTGTTGTACAATTCTAATAAAACCGTATAATAATAAAATAAATATCGATTATACTAATAAAAAAAGACGATATAAAGCAGGTATTTTTATATTTGATCCGCAAACTGAAAAAGTATTATTAGTACAATCAAAAGGTAATTTATGGGGACCACCAAAAGGTGGTATGCAAGAAAATGAAACCGAATGTATGTGCGCTATGCGCGAATTAAGAGAAGAAACAGGTATTAATATTATTTTAGAACCTAATTGTCGTTTTACAAAAATTCAGAATAAAGCAATTTATTTTTACGTAGAAAGACCAGAATGTGAGATACAGATTCAAGATACTGTACCAGATAATGATGCTAATGCAGTAACGTGGATTACCTTATCATGTCTTGAACATTATATAACAAATGGCGCGATCGAACTAACAAAACATTGTATTATAGCGTTTTCGCGATTTTTAAATAAAAATTTCGAAAATACTTATTAGTCTAAATTCTTTTCTTCTCGCAACGATATATAAATATAAATATAATAATGAATAAAATTGCAGCTACAACAGATATTACAACATAATTTTTACTAATTATTTCAGGATCAAGATTAAATACTACTTTGCGATTTGATTTATATTTTTCCTTGATATCTTTTTTCATGCTCATTTTTAATCCTTTAATTGATACTGTACCTAATTTTTGCGGATTGGGTGGATAACCATACCAGTTACTGTAAAGAGTAATCACATAATAACCGGTTTTATCAAAAAAATTCGGACGACAACTTGGAACATTACAGCTCGTATCTACTACACCACTAATAAGTTTTCCATCATAAATAGTATCACTACCATTAATGGTAATGACAACAACATTATTATTTTTAGCGATAAAATCAATAAATGCGAGATCTGGTTTAATATAAATCATCGGAATTTTGGTAATACTATTATCAAACATTACAGCATCAAATCGTAAAATATCATATGATGCATTTGCTTCCATTTTATTCTTACTAAATTTAAATAAAATTTTATTTAAATTTACAATATATAAATATACAAATGATAAGAGGAAAAGAAGAATACTATGCATCCTCTACAAACGCTTACCCTTGTTTTTCTAATATAGTTAATTATGGTTGTGATTCACAGACTGCTAAAATTATTGTACCTACACCAGTTACATTTAAACCAATTTTATTTAGTAATATGAAACCACATCCGATGCCCCAACAAACGATTAAATTTACACCGCGAGTGTGTAATACCTATAATACAATGGCGATTTATCCCCAGCCTAAGTCGTGGAATTAGAAATATTTTCAGTTGATTATAATGTATTTATTTTATATATCTCTTTATATCGTTCAGGATCAGCCCTTAATATTCGGAGTTTATCTTTTTCTAAATCTATAGGATCTGTAGGTCTTGGTACAAAATATGCTTTCACGCATTTATTTTTATCATCAAAATTTTCACTTAAATATGAAATAGTCACAAAAATCCGTTTAGCATCGTTGATAAATGCAGAATTAACAGGTTCTGGATTACCATGCCACGAATAATCATTACAAGTAAATAATATTAATCTATTAAAAATAGGTTCTATAGAATCTACTTTCTCATGTATACTATTCATATCTCCTTTCCAAATTTCAAGTTTACAATCATATTCACTTTTCCAGTTACTACTAAGATATATACCAAGTGTTAGTTGTTTTTTAAGCATATTTACAGGATGTAATCCAGCATCTCTGTGAATATCTAATTTATCACCTTTATCATATTTATGAACACCCCAAAAATTTCTTGTATTATCTAAACTTAATTTATACCCACATATATTAGATAATTTATTTACAAATTCTGTAGATTGTAATTCATCAAATAATAACTTTAAATTAGTAGGAAAATTAAACTTATCTCTTAAAGTATATTTTTGTTCAAATGGATTACTATATCTATCCCATTCTGAGTCCGGAATATTTAATATCTCATTTTGTATTAAAGTAGCAAAATTTTTATGAATAAAATTATCTTTTACCAAATATGGATACGGTAAAGTATCTTGGTAATCATATGGTGTAATATTTATATCATTTAACATTTTATATATATTTAAATTATTATTTAAATATATTTTTATTAATCCATGCATTTAAACTAATTCTATTTAGTAATATGAAAACTATTAAATTTACACCGCGAGTTTGTAATACCTGTAATACAATGACCATTTATCCCCCAGGCTAAGGTCCCGGAATTAAGAATATTTTCGATTGATAAAATATTATTCTAAATATGGTAAAAGAGGTTGGGCTAATGTAGAATATCTACACTTAACTGTTTTTAAATACTCTAATGTTATATCTGGTATACCCACATTAAACCATAGATGTTGGATACGTAAATTTTCCGATATAGGTGATTCTTTTGACCAAATTAAATCAGATTCAAATATTCCAGGCCAGAAAAAAGCATCTGTATCTAAGATTTTAATATGCTGTGGTATTGATCTAGATATACAACCTGGTAAATACACAGATGCTTGACCCCAACCTTCTGGGTGAAAATAACCATAATAATTAGAGATCCACATATTTATAAAAGGGGCATTTGGTTCAGCCATAATGATTGCATTACATAATAACGGAACACCATCGTGTTCGTTTATATGTTCTATACCCATAACAACTGAATTTGTTAATAGATCATCTATTGGTTTTACACATATTGTATCAATATCAAGATAAATACCACCTTCTCGTTGTAATGTTTCAATACGATATTTATCAGCTTTATGTGCATATTTTGTGATTAATTTATCACCCCAATACATAACATCTGTATCAATTTTTCGATAGACAATTAGAGATTTGGTTTTTTCCCACCATTCTCCATGTGGTTCATTAAAACAATGAAAATTTATAACATCAGGTTTTATAATTACTGATGCAGATAACACAGCTAGATAAAATAACATCTTAAATTCTTCAGTCTGTTCTTTAAAACCAAAAACAAAATGTACATTTTTTGGTATTCTTGACATTTAATAATATAATAACAAATTTTTAAATAAGTAATAAAATTGAATTTAAAAAAATAATTTCTATATTTAACTATAGAATATGACAACTACTTCCATTTTTGAATATAAACAGAATATTTTCGATTCTAAAGAAGAATGTTTACAATCGTTAACCCATCGAAAGCAAACTAACGTAAGATATAAAAATTTTAATCATAATGTATTTCATGCCGGTGATGAAGAGCAATTCTATCAATATAGCAGAATTGAGAATAAAAGAGAGAATAATATATCTGATGTATCGTTAGAAAATAATATTTTTAAAAATGAAAAAATTAACTATTGGTCAGGATATAATAATTTAAATGCTGTGGACGTGAATAATACCTTTAGATATATATTTAATAAATTTAAAAAAGGTATATTTGTAAAAATAGTAGATAATAAATTAACAGTATTTTTACCATTTTCAAAAGCTAATTTTACAAATGAATGGAGTAATCAGATAAAAGTAGATCCGAGTAAATATGGAAGTGTTAAAGATTTTATTAGTCATATTTGTAGTCTAGATAATAAACAATTTAATCCAATACGTGTAAATGCTCATATAAATAAATGGTACGCAAATAATTGTCTAGTTAGATATGAATATCCCATATCTGAGAATGAGACAAATGTGTCTATTTTTAAACATTTATTAGAAACGTTATGCGCTGAACGAAAAGTACCCGATGTAGAATTTTTTGTCAATAAACGTGATTTCCCATTATTGACAAAAAATGGTACGGAACCATATAACAACATTTGGAATTCTACTACCAAACGATTAATTTCACATCATTACGACCGTTATTTGCCGATCTTATCAATGGCTGGTAATGAAAGATATGCAGATATTAAAATTCCGACTCCAGAAGATTGGGCTCGAGTACAAAATTATGAGGATAAGTGGTTTGCTCCCAGTTGTCGTCAATATGTCTATAATTTTGATAAAGTGTCGTGGGATCAGAAAATACCGACCGCCGTATTTCGCGGTGGTACAACCGGTAAAGGAGTTACTATAGAAAACAATATACGTTTAAAATTAGCGTATTTATCCACTATTACAGAACCAGATGAAAATGGTGTTAAATATATCGATGCGGGAATTACTAATTGGAATATTCGACCCCGTAAAATCGAAGGTGAAATGTATTTACAGACAATCGAGATCGATAAATTACCGTTCGGTTTAGTACCTAAATTAACTCCTGAAGAACAATCTGCTTATAAATATATTATTAATGTCGAAGGTCATGTATGTGCTTTTCGATTATCTCTAGAGTTAAGTATGGGATGTGTTATATTACTAGTGCAATCTGAATGGAAAATGTGGTATAGTCATATGTTAAAACCAAATAAACATTATATACCGATCCAAAAAGACTTATCTGATTTAGTCGAGAAGATTAAATGGTGTAGAGAAAATGATGCTAAATGTAAAAAAATTGCAGAGAATGCAAAGGAATTCCACGCTAAATATTTACAAAAAGATGGTGTATTAGATTATATGCAACGTATATTAGTTGATATACAAACCAATGCTAGTAGTTATCTGTATAACTCAATAGCACCAATCGATAATCAAATTATGTGTGAATATAATACAATTTGCACTAATTACCCGGCTACACAAAAAACTGTAATGGATATAAACACAATACCTATGACAAATGGCCGAACATACGGTTTATTAAAAAGTATTGAATATTTGGTTAATTTTGTTAATAAGAATAGTGATTTTGAAATAGTAGCAACAGAAGATAAAGATGAGATATTTCGCAATAAATTAGGAGTGATACGAAAATTTAATTTGGCAAATTATACTTTTGCTGTAAAAACAACCAGTAGTACACAAAAACGTAAAGAGCATATACATGAAACATTTATAAGTTTACATTGTTTAAATAAATTATCACGTTATATACCTAATTTTGCCTATATTTTTGGATTTTACGAAAAAGGTGATACTATAAATGTCATAACTGAATATATTGGTGGTATTACTATGTACGATTATATAAAAAGTGATAAATTTTGTCTACAAGAATATATATTAATTATTATACAACTTGCACTGGCAATTAAAGTAGCACAAATTAAATGCGGTTTTATTCATTATGATTTGACTCCTTGGAATATTATAATTCAAAAAATCCAAAACCCAGTCCATTTTGATTATGCAATTAATCATGATCAAATTTATCGTATTAAAACCAATATAATTCCGGTAATTATTGATTTCGGGAAATCGCATGTGATCTATAACAATGAACATCATGGTTTTATTAATATGTATAAATCTAGTAGTATTCAGGATATTGTTACTCTAGTAGTAACTTCGCTTACTCAAATTTTGGGTGAAAAACATTTAAATTTAACTGATATACATACAGTACTTAATATATCTAATTTTTTAACCAATACTCAATACCAACGAAAAACATTTAAAAACATAAAAGAATTACGTTCATTTTTAAATATGTCACATAAATATACTGAATTAATTTCACAAGATAAATATGAACTAGAATTACGTGATCCATTAGATTTTATTAATTATATAAATACAAATATTGACCATAAATTTGCCCTGTTATTATCAGTAACATCATCGTATAATTCAATTATGAACACATGTAATGCTAAACAAATATTTCACTATATATTAGCTAGTTCATTAGAGTCGCGTTTAGAGACTTTTACTGATGTATTTAAAAGTATTAACCACATACCAGTAAATCAGGAAAATGAAATATTATGGTATAAGAGTATACATTATTTAGAAAATATTATCGAAAGTACAAAAAATAACTTGTTAGTATTTTTAAAGATAAATAATATTGATAATAAACCATATCAAAAATTATATTTAGAAAGTATACATTATCTTGATAAATTATATAATGATAAACCAGTGTTTAAGAATAATCCGGATATTTTGAATTTTGACTTGGCAAAATATCGTAAAATTAAATATTCCGATGAAACATTTTTGGAACCAGATAAAGTTTTGTCATTACTTAAATCAATAGATTATAATAATTTTAAAGTACCTGATTTTATCGTTCTTGATAATATATATGATATTTCTTTATATCGAGGAAAGTACAAATTAGCCAATAAGAATATCGTGTTTAACCAAATAAATATTCCAAAAATTAAAGAATATGTAGCTGATTTTATTAGTTTAAAACGCGTAGCTGAAGTTATTTACAAATCAGATGCTGCTATGGTAGAAACATATATACATAATGAAAAATATATAAAATACAAAAATGCATATAATGAGATATTTAAATATTTATAAAAAATTATATCTAACTTTTACCAAAATAAAAATAAAATTTAAAATTTTCTTTGTGTCAATAAAATATAAGATGTTAGACAATAAATTCTTAGTTATACTTATTAGTTTAGTACTTGCAGTATTTGCATTATGTAATATGAACTTAAATAAATCACCTGATGTATATGAAGGCTTAGGCATGTTACCCAGTTTTGTAACTAAAGTAGATGTAACGGCTGCTGCTTCTCGATCAGCCGCAAACAAGGGTGCTTTCTTTTCAGTTCCTGGTACTTATCAAGCAATGCTCAGTCCTCGTTTCTCTAACATTCAATATGGAGCCGATATTCGTTACAATATGCCCAGTTATGCCAACCAAGCCGTACCACACGATGCCTTATCTTTTGGAGATATGGCTAAAGCTAATTATTCTCGGGAGAATTTTGATTCAAGTGAAGGAGTACCCAGTTGTTATAAAGGTGGTGTTCCCAAAGAATTTCACACCGGAGCACCTTTAACTCCCGCTGGTTATGCTGATGGTAATTATAATGAAGTGCTAGATGCTGCTTATAGCGATTCATCTGCACCCGAAATTACTTCAATGATTCCCGTTGGTGATATGACCACTATTAATGCACTTGGCGAGACTGTTATGCCTATTGTTTACGATCGTTATATTTATGCCAATCGTAGCAACTGGCTACGCTCACGTGGTGATAAAATTCGTGGCGATCTACCCATTGTGCCTTGTGGAGATGGATGGTTCCGACCTTCTGTCCAACCCAATATCGATCTTGAACAAGGTGCCTTAGCCGTTCTTGGTGGTCAGTTCAACGAACAAGGCAATTCTTTGGCTGATTTGGTGTATGCGACATCCGGAAATTCGCAAACCGCTATTAGCGGTATTAACATGGTTAATCAATCTAATCAGTTCACCGGAACTACATTGGCTGGCCAACGTGATGTACAGATTTCTGCTTTCCCTTAAATATTATTAGTATATATTAAATTTATACTCACAATTAGTATAAATTTAAAATTGATTTTTTATATATAAATTTAGATTATATAATAAAGCTATGTCTAACAAAGAAGATTGTGGAATATGTTGCGAATTTATTAATAAGAGTAACCGTAAAAAGATAGTTTGTCCAAATGATAAATGCGCATTATTGTGTTGTCGAATGTGTTTTGTGACTCATTTAATGAGTTCTGGTGTAAATCCGGCATGTATGCAATGTAAAAAGGATTTCTCTTCCGATTTTCTAATGGAGAATATTACCCAAAAACAATATAAAGATTACACCGATTATACCACTGAATTATTGATCGAAGTGATTAAGGGTCAATTACCCGAATGGCAAGATGAAGCAAATAGAATATTAGTTGATCGACGATTTACTGCTTTGTACGATGAAAAATATTCTGAATTACTCGCAGTAAATAGTAATATATCGAGTATTAAAAAATCATTAGAAAACATTTATTCTAAGTCTGGTATTAATAGAATTAATCCATTTAAGAAATTTTCTCATTATTCTGATAGTCTATATGTTATACGTTTTTTACTAGATATTTGGAATACTGATTATAATTGTATATGCTCTTTATGTGATAAACATGTATATAACACAATTAATATATATACTTGTAGATGTGGATTCAAGAAATGCAATCATTGTGTTAGTTTTTGTGTTCTTTTAAACGATACAAAGTGTGTATGTTGTGAAGAAGATGAGTTTACACTTGAGCAAATTAAGGAAATTACATCTAAAACTTATTTTAATAAATTTTTTAAATCTAAGAAGCAAACTGAAAATAAATTAGAAATTGATAAACATAAAAATACCGGTCTTTCTCTGATAAAACAAAAAATCGATGTTAATACTACTTTTACAGATATAGCTTTTGAGTTTCAAAAATTAAAAAGTGTAATGCATGAACCTGATAAAAAAGAAAAAGTTGCGCGGTTTATTAAAAAATGTCCTAATAATGATTGCCGGGGATTTCTTTCTACTGCTTGGAAATGCGGTTTATGCGCAGACTTTTTCTGCAGTGATTGTCATGTAAAAAAAAATGGAGCACGAGATGAGAACCATGTATGTAATGAAGCGGAAAAAGAAACTGTCGCAATGCTAAAAAAAGATACAAAACCTTGTCCCCGTTGTGGAACACCGATTGACCGATACACAGGTTGTAATCAAGTGTGGACTCCTTGTTGCAAAATTGCGTTTGATTGGAGTACTGGTAAAATAGTAACAAATGAACGCATTCATAGCCCTGAATATTATGACTATATGAGACGAACAAATAACGGAATTGTTCCACGTGAGGTTGGAGATAATCCATGCGGTGAAAGAGTTAACGAATATGATTTTTCGAATAGTCTATGGGATAACAAACTCAATAGGTATACACTTAATGCTCAAAAATGTATGGATTATTATAGACTTACAGAACACGTAAATGCAGTTCAAATACCTCTTTTACCGTATAATCTAGGAGAAATCGATTATTCAAAATTAGGTGTTAAGTATTTAATAGGCGACATCGATGATATTAAATGGAAAAAGAGTTTAAAAACGGACATCAAACGTGAAAAACGTGAAAATGAAGTATATCACATTTTGAATATGTTTGTTAATGTAATGGAAGATTTATCTCATGATATTATAAACGACAAAAATACTGTTAAATTTATAGATAGCGCTGATAGTTTAATCAAGTATGTAAACGAACAAATTGGAAAAATAAATAAAAAATATAAAAGTGTAGAGAAAAAATATTTTATTTCTGTCTAAAAGTATTGCACGATACCATTTTTAATTTTATATTTAATAGTATAAAATTGAATAATAATTATAAATATACAAAATAATATATTATATGTCGCAAAATAATGAATTTGAATTTTTAACATGTATGAGTGAATTAGAGGAAGCAGACCGTTATATATCATTTCTAATTCCATCAATTGCATTTCAACAAGGATTTTTAACAAGTAAAGAAATAATATATGTGCGTAATACATGTACCTACTTATACCATGACTTAAAAGACTTTGCACATTTTACTGCGTGTAAAGAATTAGGAATAGAAAAGTGTGGTAAATATGAAAAATACTCAATTAGGAAAACTTACTACTTTGTGATGAATAGACTATATAATGAGATTATTAATATTAATAACAATTTGCATATATGTATTGTCTATCATGTATATCAATTGTTTCTAACTAATCCACATATAACACAATATGAATTAACTGATAAACTAATATACGAATTTTTGATGTTTATTGAACTTGTTATTTTAAATAAAACCCATTGTAGTTTTAATTCGTTTAAAGTATTAAAATTTATACTTTCGCATATAAATATACGAGTCTCGTTATATAATTCATATAATAGCGAACAATCTTTATTAACGAATTTAAGAAATTGGATATCTGTTTTTGAATGTATAAATCAAGACTGTAAAATTAATCGGAATATATGTATTATAAAGAAAATAAATAAAATAACAAGTAGTTTATATAATAAAGCAATTATTTATCGTCCTATCACAGCATTATCTGGATTAAATACTGGTAAACGCGGTGGTTATTATATATTGCATAATAACAAAAAAATTTACATATAAATAAAATTGATTTTTTAAAGTGTATTTCAACTGATATGTATATGACTACTGTATATGTTGATAACTGGGTACCTTGTTCAAATGTACAAGGTAATTTAGACGATATTAAAATTGGCGCTTCGGTAAAAATCAAGAATAATGGAGAACGTTTTTTTGTAAAAGTAACATCTGTTAAAGATAACGGTATCATACAAGGAATTGTTGATAACCATTTAATTAGAGAAAAACCTTATGATTATGGAAGTGTTGTAGAATTTAAACGAGAACATATATGGGTTGTTCATACAGAACAATATATGGAATCTACAGCTCCGCAGATCGGGATAATTATTGAAAAATTATTAGCCAAAGGTTTTACTGAAAAACAAGTATCTTCTATATTATCACGATTAATAACACATCCTATTGATTAATAAAATAAAATCAAATTTTTTCTTATATAAATATTTATATAAGAAATTTTTTAAAAAAATTATATTAGTTTTTTAAATTTAAGTTTTTGTTTCTCTACTATTTCACCTTTTTTAGCTTCATTTATTTGCTTAAATACAGATAATGGATCATCTACTCCGTTATCACGAAGTACTCGAATGATATCATGTTCACTTTCCGATTTCTTTTTTGGTAATGCACGATCCTTATTTTCTACAACAATAGCAGTATTATTATATTTTAATCCTGGTTGATCTTTTTCTTTAAGATATACTAAAATTCTCTCTTCTATATTTTTAGCCCGTTTTCGTAAGACACGCGTTTCTGTGTATAAACGTTTTATTTCTACATTAATTTTATCTAATTCAACAATATCGTTTTTAATAGACATTTTTTTATTTAATAAAACATATTCTTTAAATTACTCTATTTGTTTAATAAATATTTGCGTATATATTTCATTTGTAAAACATCCCGCTATCCCGAATCCATTATTCTCTTGTGTTTGCTTACATATATGCTGAACCTGATATAAAAATGAGTTAGTTGTATCAATAATTCCCATTATATAAGAAGATGATTGTATATTATCATTTGCTATTTCGCATGATCCAAGTAATTCTATTCTGTTCATTGTAACATTCCATAATCGTGTTTGATGATTTAATACTCCATAAGCAGGGCATTTAATATGTATTTTATATTTTCCAGGTGGAAGACTAAAAGAATCATAATTTTCTATACTAATATTTATACTTCCTGACAATGTATTAATAGTTCTTGTATTCCATATACCACTGCTAAAAGTACCGCCTGAAATACCAGGTTTTTGGATATCGTAAATACATGCACATTTTTTTGGAGGTGCTTCAGGACCCATAGGACCAGTTTCACCAATTGGTCCAGTAACACCTATAACCCCAGTTTCTCCAGTAGAACCGGTGCATCCTATTTCTCCTTGCGGTCCTATAGGACCGCGTAAACCAATAGGACCCATTAAACCGGAACGCCCTATTGGACCGATTGGACCTGTTGGACCTATAGGACCAGTTTCTCCAGTATTTCCATATTCTCCAGTTGATCCACATGGACCAGTAATACCTGTATCTCCGCAATCACCTTTATGACCCTTTTCACCAGTTATACCGATGGGTCCAGAGACACCCGTTTCTCCTGTTATTCCAAATGGTCCTATTTCACCGGTACAACCAGTTGGTCCGTCAGGTCCAGTCATACCGATAGGTCCAGTCACACCAGTTTCTCCTGTTATTCCAAAGGGTCCTATTTCACCGGTACAACCAGTTGGTCCGTCAGGTCCAGTCATACCAATGGGTCCAGTCACACCAGTTTCTCCTGTTATTCCAAAGGGTCCTATTTCACCGGTACAACCAGTTGGTCCGTCGGGTCCAGTCATACCGATGGGTCCAGTCATACCTGTTTCTCCTGTATCACCACCTGCTGGTCCACGTGGACCAGTTACTCCAGTTTCGCCAATCGGACCAGTTACACCAATTGCACCAGTTTCACCTTTAAATCCAACAGGACCTATATCTCCTATATCTCCTTTAGGTCCTTGCACTCCTGTTACTCCTTGTATTCCGCTTTCACCTTTTTCACCGGTCACTCCTTGTGTCCCTGTTACCCCAATATCACCTTTTTTACCAGTTACACCAGTTACACCAGTTACACCTTGCACTCCTGTTACCCCGATATCACCTTTTTCACCGGTCGCGCCGCTTATACCTTGTGGTCCTGTTAGGCCAATGTCACCTTTTTCACCGGTCACACCGCTTATACCTTGTAGTCCCATAACTCCGGTATCACCTTTTTCACCGGTCACACCGTTTATACCTTGTACTCCCGTTACCCCAGTATCACCTTTTTCACCGGCCACACCGCTTATACCTTGCAATCCCGTGACCCCAGTATCACCTTTTTCACCAGTCACTCCACTTTCACCTTGCACTCCTGTTACTCCAGTATCACCAGTTATTCCACTTTCACCTTGTATTCCAGTTACCCCAATATCACCTTTTTCACCAGTGACTCCTCTAATTCCAATATCACCTTTTTTTCCTCTAATTCCACGTGGTCCAATTGGACCACGTGGACCAGTATTACCTCGAAAACCCCTAATACCGATCGGTCCTTGTAAACCTTGTGGACCAGTATATCCAGTCATACCGGTTGGACCAGTATATCCAGTCATACCAATTGGACCGGTATATCCGGTATAACCAGTATATCCCGTATAACCAGTTAGACCTGTATAACCTGTAGATCCAGTATTATAAGCATGACCTGGTAAACCTCTAGGTCCAGTATATCCCGTATATCCAGTAGATCCAGTATTATAAGCATGACCTGGTAACCCAATTGGTCCAGTTGGACCCTTAATTCCAGTCGGACCTAATGGACCTGTACTACCTGTATTACTCGCAAATCCTGGTAATCCCCGTATACCTCTCATACCGGTAGAACCAGTTGGTCCAATTAAACCATTAGGTCCAATCGGGCCTGCTGGTCCTATCGGACCTATACGACCAACAGGTCCAATTCGTCCACTAGCTCCGGTCGGACCGGTAACACCTGTATAACAAAAAGAATTTTGATTTGCAAAAACTGGTTGGGTATTATCATTATTGTTTATTACTTTATTATCATCATTATTATTGTTTATTACTTGAATATTATCATCATTATTAAAAATGACATCATCATTAAATTTAATACGAAAACTCATTTTAATATTATTGTTATCGTTTTTAAATGATTATATAATTTTTTTAGTAATCATACCCATCACCATGTCCAACATCGTAATAAAAACAAATATCTGGTATATATATACAATCTGTATATTCTAAAGCTCTTAACCAACAATCATAATCTTCACCAGGTGGAGGTAGAGTTTTAAAATTATTAATTTTATGTAAAATTTCTTTTTCTATAATTACCGAACTACAAATTATACAGTTATGTACTTTTAAAAATTCTAAATTCCATATTTTAGGAAATCCATTTTCTAACAAAACACTACCTTTATTATGAAAAATATTTTGTAATACTATATAATGTTCTTCTGCATTGTATTTTTTATATATATTATTCTGATTATAAATTCCATTACCGATTAGTCCATCTGTACATGCCATTTTACATCTATTCTCTTTCATTGCATTTAACTGCAATTCTAATTTATTTGGAAACCATATATCATCATCGTCGCAAAATGCAATATATTTACCTTGCGCAATATTAATACCTTCATTACGTACAAATGCAGCACAACCATAACCAAATATATTTTTACTATTTTTTGGTAAATGTATAATTTTTAACCCATCCCAATTATATTTATAATATTCTGTCTGTGTAGAATAATCATTAACTACTATAATTTCTATATTTTTATAAGTTTGTTCTTGAACAGACTTTATAGCATTAAGTAAATAACAAAATCTATTGTATGTTGGAATAATAACACTAACTTTATCCATTTATAAATATAAAAACATTCCTTTAATTTCTATATTATATAAAATTATATAATATATTAAGTATATTTTAAGTATAAACTTTTTATTTTAAGCTCTTTATAACCTTATAAAATTCATATAGATTAGTATAATTTATAATTTCAACATAAGGTACAATTGATTTTATATATGACTTCCAAAATGTATCATTTCCAAAAATGATACATATATTTGCATCTTTATAATAATTTTTTTGCATAAGTAAATGAGATTTATCTCCGCTAAAATTCCATATGTATATATTGTTGTTATTCTTAATTTTATAATTATAAATTTCAACCCATTCAGATGGCGTATATCCATCATAATACTGCTTCAGTAACTGTTTGCAAGTATAAGTTTTACCAGTACATTGATCTCCCACTATTATTACTTTAATCATAATTTTACAGAAATATATAATTTTATAGAAAAACTTTATTTTCTAAAATCAATTTTAATAATCATTGTACATTTTTATCCAATCTTTTACTAAAGATTCATTATCTTGTAAAATAGCCCATTCTTTCGCTTTTTTCACTAATCGTTCTTTTATTAAGGGATTTTCTAAGACAAAAAATAACTTTTTTAACATATCATTATCATTTAAATTTTTTGGTATAATAACACCGCGATTACCAACTGTTTCTCCTAATGATCCGCAATCTGTTGTTACACATAAGAGTCCGGCTATTTGTGCTTCTAACGCAGTAATACAATAAGTCTCGTTAAATTCAGTCGGATAAAACCAAATATCACTTTTTATAAACTCAATTGATATTTGTGTTTGAGATACACGTGGTGAATATTTTACGCCATCTGTAGTATTAATTAAGGTTTTTTGTTCCACATCAATATCATTACAAAAAATATATAATTCAGCAATTGGAAATCGTGCTTTTATACTGGGAAATAATTTTAGTAAACGAGTTAATCCACGATCTGGGGCAGAAGCGTATATAAAACGAAAGGGTATTTTTTCAATTTGTAAAGTAGTGTATCTTTTAACATCAATCGAGTTTCGAGTTACATAAATATTTTCTAAAGGTATACCCAATTCATCGGAGACTAAATTTTTGTGCCAATTTGATAAACATAAGACCTTTTTAAATTTAGTCTTATGGGTTTGAAAAATTAAATTATCGTTTGAAGAATAAGGTAACATATCATGAACCCATAAATATACTTTTTTTACTGTTGCTGGATAATATAAATTATCAAAACTACGAGATACTACTAACCAATCAATTACATTTCGTTCAGCAAATTGGATAAATTGATCCGCATTTATATAATCAACTTTATTTAAAGTTTTACACTTAAAATTGAAATTGCCAAATATAAAACATTTATAACCTATTTTTGCCAATTCATTTGCTATATTTACAGACATGATTTCACTTCCAGATGCTTTTGATTTATTATTAATTAAACTGTCTGGATCCCATTGTGTAAATCCGTGTTCTAAATTACCTGAGTGAATAACAAACGTTTTAATACCTTCATGTTTAATTGGCGTAAAATTTGGTTTACAAATTGCATGTTTAATATTATGTAATCTTATATTAGTAGGAAATATTGATAAATTTTTTTGTAATATCTGTATTCCCTCGTCAATACGATTGGTTAAAAAATGAAGATCGATAAATACAATCGTATTATCTAGTAATAAATTTTTTCGATAAATAATTGTATTTTTTGGATCCAATTTTTCTATATTAACAATTGTCTTATAAGCAAGTATATATGCTTTTTCGTATTGTCCATTAATATAATAAAACATAGTTAATAACGATGTTAATTCAGGTTTATCTGGAAATTGTGATATAGCATCTGCTATATTCTTTTCTTTAAGTGTATTATCTTTGATTTTGTATGAGAATAAACCAATGACTGATTCGTATACTTCATCATCTGGATTTGTTGATAATATTCGTTTAGTATAATATTCAATTGCCTCTTTTTTATACTTTAAATTATCACATGTTTTAGCTAAATAGAATAATAAACGCGGATCATCTGGATTAGCGAGTAGATCTTCTTTTAACATTTTATAATCACGTAAATATCGAAAATTACTGCGTGAATTCATATAATTAGAATAAATATCTTCAATATAAATGTCTTCATCCATGTTATATAGAGTTGCATCATCAACGTCCAGTATCTCATGTACTCGGTAAATATATCGAAATCGTGCAGATGAACGAAAAATACGCGTTGAATAATACTTATTTTTTGTATCTTCAATAAATATATTGAAACTAGTGTATTTTTTATCAACATTCTGTAAAAATAATCGTAAATCTTGTCCATTCATTAATTTATAGGTATCATCTAGTATAATCACATATTGACAATCTGTACCTGCATAATCTAAAGCATGATTGCGCGACGTTGAAAAATCTATAAACGGTTCTTCATATAATCTTCCAGGAATATCGTGTAAAATATTCTGTATTCTATCTTGTGTACCATCAGTAGAACCAGTATCTAATATAGTCCATTTATCAATATATGGTTTAATCGAATTTAACATCTGCTCAATTTCTATTCCCGAATTTTTTACAATCATCACTAGCTGTAATAAAGGCAATTTATTTTTTTTATTTGGAGACACACATCTAGTTATAGTTTTAGGTATTTTTTGTGTATTTATTACTTTATGTTTGTTATCCTTATTAAATAAAGATCTTATTATATCACTTTTATAATCTACCGGTGAATAGAATAAATGTGGGAAAAAGTCATACATTTTTATATCAAACACCGCAGTACTAGCATATAAATGATCAATTGGTTCAAAATTACTTATTTCACGAGTTACTATATCTAATAGTTTTTGACATACTGATTTCCGTATCAAATATGCATTAGTGCAACGATCCCATATTCCAATATTATTATTTACATATTGTAATGTATTTACATCACGATAATACAGATGATCAGTAATTTTTTGTAAAAATATTTTATTAGCTTGAAAATCGGGTTCATATCTCCCACCAATATATAAAAACTCTATATTAATATTATTATCAATTTGTTCTAATTTGCTATAATTATCAGAAAAAGTAGTACTGTAAAAAAAATCATCTTCAAATATACCTACATATTCATCTTCTGCAATAGAAGAATTCGTAATAATATCCTTTAATACTAAACTATGAGATAAATAACAACCTAATTCACCTTTAGTTAATCCACTTTCACGATTATCCATAAATGCCTTCTCAAAATTTTTAATTATATTATCATCTTGTAATCCAAAACGATACACTTCTTCTTTATATTTGTACCCATCAAAAGCGCTAAAACGTATATTATTTTTATATTTTAAAACAGTCTGATTTATTCTTTCCACACATTCTGTCCATCGATCTGGTCTTCGGTCTAAATTAATGATATAATTTGTTTTTAACATATTTATATTTATTTTTTATTCTCTTAAAATCATTTTAAGACAATAAAATTAATTTTGATTTTTAAAACATTTAAATTATAATAAAAATAATTATGATCAATCACTTTTCTTCAATATTTAATAATTTTAAATTTAGTAGATTAAATACTACTACGAATGAAACAATTATATATGCTACAGATAATTGGATTAAAGAAGTTACTATAAATAATGACCCAGAAGCTGTAGCAAAGTTATTTTGTAAAGACGGTAATTTACTCGGCACTGTATCTCGACGTATAAGAACCGATGCTGATATTAAAGCATATTTTAATTTTTTTGCAAAATTACCTGGTATTAAAGTAATATCAAAAAACTATAATATTACCAAAGTAGCACCTAATGTACACATTAATAGTGCATTAGTCCAATGGTATTGGAATGATCTTGATAAACCCATTGACACAAGGATGACATTTGTTTTTAAACATAGTCTTATTTTTCAATTACATTCATCGGTTCTTCCAAATATCAATAGACGTTTAGTAGATATCAGTGGGTCTGATTAAAATCTTATTATATTTGAATAATTTAATCTTTTAATAAACATAATTTATTTCGTTTAAACTCTTGGAAAGCTTTTTCTGCAATTTTATTTTTTAAATATTGAAAATTACCATAATATGTATTTAACAGATCTGTAAGACTATGTCCAATTTCTGCGCATTCATTATCTTTTAGCGCTGCTAGACATATACTTATACTCCACCAGTTACCCGAAAATACAATTGATGGTAATACTATAATTCCATATATTTGAGCTAATTTAAAAAGCATATTAAAAGGTTCACAACAGTTTTCAATATATTCTCGAAAATCTATTCCGTGTAAATTTTCTGCTAATAACAAAATATTAAGATTAAGATAATAATTATTTCCCATTGTTTGTATATTTTGATTTAAATGTAATGCTGTGAGTAGTCGTTTTTGCCGACTATGTAACATATTTTGTATAGTTTGTCCATATATATTATCAGTAATCACCGCTGAACTGGCAAAAAAGCTCATTAATATCAGTTGATTACTAGCTAAATTATTTCCATGCGAAAAGGCTACATTATGAATATCCATACGAATACGATCAACAAATTTAATCTCTTCTGGATTCTTATTATGCATTTTATACCGATTATGTACATCAATTGGTGCCTTCTTTAACAACAAGTTATCAATTATATTTTCTTTATGTATAGAAATAGTTCCTAATTTCATACCACCGCAACCAAAATATTTAGAAAATGAATACAAACTTATGGTATTTTCTGGTATTATGTTAAAAAAATATTCAGAATTTTCGCTAAAAGGTGCATAGGTATTATCTTCAATAATAAGTAGTTCAGGATTAAAATTATTTATAATTTGCTTTACTTTTTCTAAAGTAATAAGTGAAACTGCCATTGTAGTAGAATTATTTGGATTTATAGCTAACAGCGCTTTTACCAATGGATTTTTTAACTTGTCAAGTTCTTTATCAAAAATCGCACCATCATTTTCTACCTGAATTAGAATTGGATTTAATTTGTAGTTTTGCACAGTAACTATTTCTAAATATGGAGAAAAAATAGGTGTAAAAATAGCTATACTATCACCATCGATAACTAATCCATTATACCGAAGTGAATTTAATAAATAAATAATACCCATACATACGTCTTCTACTGGTAAAATATTTAACGTAATATCATTTAAATGGTACACATAATTTGTTAAAAATTCATTTATAATCAGACTTGTATAATTTTTTAAATGAGTTGATGAGGTATTTATACCCAAAGATGCACATGCTAGATCAAATATAAATTCATCTTTTGTTAAAGCTGAAGTGTATTGCATTTTATCAACAATTTTTTTAAGAAATTTACCTTCTGATAAATAATTAAATTCTTTTAATTTACCGTAAAAATGAGCTGCAATACCTTTTTGTTTAGGTATTTCGGACACGCCATGTTTACAACAGCTTATTGTATTGCATATATTTAATAATAAACTATAACTCTGAGTAGGTAAAGAATAAAAAAAATTCGGAGTATCTTTACTAGCATCAATAAGAATATCAAAATAATCTCTTCCATGTTCGATTAATTTAGTTTGTAAATCGGTTGGTGATAAAAAATGAACCGAATATTTTGGTGTATCTGTAAAAATTTCATAATAATTATACATTATTTAATATATATTAATATTTTATAAATAAAAATTAATACTATATAATTTAAAATTGAATTATGTATGTTAAATTTAGTTGCAATAAAAATAATTCAAGATGAATAATAAGTTAATATTCCAAAATCCAGATATGTCTTTATATATAGGAAAAATAGATAAAATTAAAATTATCAAACCTATATCGATAATAAATTATCCAAATACAAAATTTAAACATATATCTGTAATTCTTCAAAAAAATGATAATTTTTTTGATAACAATAGACCAATTACCGAGTATATACCATCCGATGTAAGGATAAATATACCAAACAACGTATCGGTTTCATTCTTGCATTCAAATCATGAAGAATTTTTTACAACATTTGGATATACTATTAGAGATCATTTGCATGTAATAGATAATATATTGATTATAATACGTTAAATTTTATATTAAATAAAAAATTATTTAATATAATAAATGCTTGTTAAAACAGAAAGGTTTAATAATGTATTATTAACTAATATATCACAATTGAAGCTTTATCGAGACCAACAAATAAAAATAGTAGGTAGTTATAATATTAAAGATTACGGTGATTTACTTACCGATATTGATATACAACTTACTATTAATTTTAACGATCCAAATATATTATTACAAATAAAAAATATATTAAATAACATAGATAAAAATATGTTTAAATTTATGTTTATTAATTGTGGTATATACAATGAGTTTAAACTCCCATGGACTATAGATAATGAAGGTTCGTGTAGTTATGAACCTTTTCAGGTAAAAGAATGGTTTAATAAGTTTAAAACAGAAAAATTAGTACCAGACTCTATATATACAATAATCGAAACTAAATTATTCTCTACCACAATAAGCATAAAAAATTTAATTGATGTACAAAATATACTATTACCTTATGCACAAATTGTATGGTTAGCAAGTGATTTATTACAAGGATATAAAGAATATCGAGGAATACAATATTTTTTTACCGAATTAACTAGAAATGGTGAATTAGCGGTTATGGAATACATATATCGTTATATATCGGAAACTGGTAAAGTAGAAATATGCGCTATTGATGTAGCCTTAATTGATAAAACAATTGAGTTATCAAATACAGATGAATTGTATAATTATTATCTACAACATTGGTACCCGATATTTAAATCATATAAATGGTTTATCCGAAAAGAATATTTTAATGAGTACAAACAAGCACTTAAACATATTGAAAAATTAAATCTTTTATATAATATTATTCATAATCTTATCAATATTGATAAATACAAAATTTTAGACAAAGAGGAAATTGAAAAAGTCAGATCTGAAACTATAATTATAATGAAACAATTAAATATTAAATACCAAGGTAAAAAAATATCAGATATTGAGAAAATGTTGTACGATATGATTAACCAAAATATGAAGTCAAATGTTGACTATTTTATAGACAAAATAAAAGACGATAACATGCAGAAAAAAATAGAATTTCAATATAGATATTTAATCAGTATTTATGGAAATATTCCAATAACACAGCAAACTCTTACCGAGCGTTCTATACTTGGTTATAAATGCCCTTTTCTTGGATTTACAGAAACAGATTATAACTTTTTAACAAATTTAGGACACCGAATACTAATTGATCCAAAATTATTAATTGATTGCGTGGTTAAAATAAGTGAAAAATATAATTTATCAGTAGCAGATTGTATAAGTCAATTTTTTGACCACAAAAATAATCTAAGTTTAGAAAAATCGTCTAATAATATTATTCTATACGATAGTAATACCACCATCGGTATGTATCCAAATCAAGAACTTAAAGCGTTACAAATTCGGATTTTATTTGGTTAAAATTATAACTCTTTTCTTCGCCTTTTAACCAATAAAAATGTTTATTATAATTTTCCATGTTAACATAATGCACATCTTCTAATAATCCTAAACATGGTTTACCAAGTGCATATGCAATTGATAAGGGATATTCTTGGCATCCGATAAAAAATTTACAACTGTTAATCATAGTACATAAATCATATAAATTATCGCATTGATGAAGCTTAATTTTATCTCTATAAGGAAATTTATCATATTCACATGTCTTATTAACACTAATGAATCGACAGTCGTACTTATCCATTATTTCATTTATAAAACTATAATCATTTTTTTTATAAAAACCATTATCATGTATTAATATTGTACGAGAATATTCAGATTTTACCTTGGTATGACTTAACCATTTAATATTTGATACTTCAGATAATTCATATTCAAGGCTTAATAATTTTAGTACATCAGTTTTATAATAATGAGGTGAATAATTGTACTTAATTAAATCGATATATCGTTGTTCATTCATAATCTCTATTTGATTAACACTCGATGCTGTTTCTTCTAATAGAAATTCAGATATATAATCCTGAGATACAATTATACTGACTAATTCATAATAAATATCCGCTAATGATTTTTCGAAATAGAATAAATCTATATTAGCTATAATTAGTACAGCTTTTTTACCAGTCTGAATATAATTTTGATATAACACATATAAATTATTGAAAAAATCTTTTAAAGGTCCAGAAGATACGTAGTAAAACATTTGTTCCACACCTTGATCAATTAGGTTAATTTTATAACTTAAACTATGTTTATATTTCATGTTTAAAAATTTATCCATTAAACTTTTAATATTTGCACGTTCATGTTTAGCATTAATAACATCTAACCATTTTTGTTCTTCTTTTAATTTCCATATATTCTTATTACATATATAAAAATCCGTATAATATTCTAGACATTTATTAAAAATAGGTTTACATTGTTGTAATAATTGTTTTATTTGGATATCAATATCATATTCTTCATCTTCATCATTTATATATTCTTTACGTATATTTAAAATGCTTAAATGATTTAACGCATCACTTGGCGATAATGATAGCTTTATTTCCGGATATTCTTTATAACCGATATGACTACCAAGTTTATTGGCAGATTTATAATATTTAAGTAGTTTGTTATCAATTTTACTTAAATCAACCCACCAGTCTTCATATGGAATTATACGATTATTTTTTTTTACACATACATCAGAGCATAATAATTCATATCCTCCAGATTTTCTTATTATATCACGCATTAATAATTTATCAGTTGTTAAGCATTTATGATGATTAACTGTAATCACAGCAAACTTAAATTTTTCAAACGGAAATTTCCAAACTACTTGTAAACTACTATAACCACTATCAATGCATAAATAATCCATATTATGACTAGGTAGTTCTAAATTGTTAAAATCTAATCCCAATACATTATCAACTATAATGGGATGACGACGAATATGATCCCAACCCCATTTAAAGTCTTCTTTAATATCAATACCTATACCATACCAACCATGCATAGTAGATAATAAATTAGTAGCACTACCTTTTTCAGATTTTTTAGTTATGTCTCCAATAGCATCTCCACACCCAATATGTAAATATGTTCCATTGCGTTTTTTACTTAAAATATTATATACAAATAAATCTTGTTCTGACAAGGTACAACTAGTCATTTTATTTTAAATATATTTATGTTTAAATATATATTTAAAATTGATTTTTAAAAAGATAAAATTATAGATAATATCATTATAATGGAACAAATAAATTTTTTCGCATATTCGTGGGTAGTTGACGACGAAGATAAAGAAATAACTTCAATTAGAGTATATGGTTTAAAAGATGATAATAAAAATGTATGTTTACGCATTGATGATTTTACACCCTATGTGTATATTGAATTACCAGAACGTATTAAATGGAATGCATCGAACGCTCAATTAGTCGGTTCAAAAATAGATGAATTATTAGGTAAACAAAAACCCATAAAAAAAGCATTTATGATGAAAAAACGTCTATATTTTGCCCACGTAGATGAGCAAAAGAATACTAAATTATTTCCCTATTTGTTTTGCTCGTTTTCGAATAAACAAGATATTAAAGCATTGGGATATAAACTTCGTAAACCATTACAAGTGGTAGGAGTCGGTGTATTACGAGTTAATATTCATGAATCAGACGCTGATCCAATTCTGCAACTTACGTGCTGTGGTGATTTACCGACTGCTGGATGGATTCAAGCGACTGGTAAAGTTGTAGGAGAAGATGATAAACTTACTCTGTGTGATTATGAGTATAAAGTGCGATGGAAAAACTTAAAACGGATAGAAAATGATGTATTGGCTAAACCAAAGATTATGGGGTTTGATATTGAAGTAAATTCGACAAATCCAACAGCAATGCCTAAAGCTGAAAAACCGGGCGACAAAGTATTTCAAATATCGTGTGTCTTCGCACGCGAAGGAGCTCCCGAAAATGAACACGACTTATTTCTCTTATCTCTTGGCACTCCTGATCCAGCCACTGTTGGTGAAAATGTCGAAATATATATGTACGAGACCGAAGCCGATTTATTGGAAGGATTTACTGATTTAATCAAAACCGAAAATCCCAATATTATTGTTGGTTATAACATTTTAGGTTTTGATATCCCGTATATGATCGCGCGTGCCAAATTTAATATGTGCATTTTTAATTTTGATCGACAAGGATTCCATAAATACAATCACGCAAAAGAAAAATTAATTAAATGGTCTTCTTCTGCTTATAAAAATCAAGAATTCCAATTTCTCGATGCCGAAGGTCGTTTATACGTTGATTTATTACCGCTTGTTCGTCGTGATTACAAGATGGATAATTATCGTTTAAAAACAATTTCTAACTATTTCTTAGGAGAAACTAAAGATCCATTGAGTGTACAAGGTATTTTTAAATGTTATCGTATTGGTATGCTTGGTGGTGAAAAAGGAGCAAAAGCGCTTGGAAAAGTTGGAAAATATTGCGTTCAAGATAGTGTACTGGTCGTTAAATTAATGGAAAAATTACAAACATGGACTGGTTTATGCGAGATGGCAAAAACGGTTAATACACAAATCTTTTCGCTTTACACTCAAGGTCAACAAATAAAAGTGTTTTCACAAGTTTATAAATATTGTTTAGATAATAATATCGTTGTTGAAAAAGATGCGTATGTGACAAAAGAAGATGAACGGTATATGGGTGCCCATGTGTTTGATCCGGATCCTGGTGTTTATGACAATGTAGTAAGCTTAGATTTCAACTCACTTTATCCCTCTATTATTATAGCTTATAATATTGATTATTCAACTTTGGTAACCGATCCGACGATTCCTGATTCAGATTGTCATGTCATGCAATGGGATGAACATACTTTTTGCGAACATGATCCCAAAGTGATTCGTAAAAACAATCTAACAACCTTTATCGATGCTGAGAAAAAGAAGATTACTGCTATTCGGGAAAAAAAGAATAAAACAACTGATAAACTACGTAAAAAAGAATATGATGATGAGATTAAACGTTTGACACTGGAATTAAAACCATATAAGGAAGAACGTTCAAGTTTGATTAAGAGTAAGCCTAAATTTATTACTTGTGCAACTCGTTATTATCGTTTCTTAAAATCACCGAAGGGAGTATTACCGACTATTCTCGAAACATTATTAAATGCGCGTTCTAATACTCGTTCACAAATTAAAATGTATACCAAAGAGTTAACTGGGTGTGTTGATAATGATCGAATTAAAGAACTCAAATTGTTAAATAATGTTTTAGATAAACGACAATTAGCCTATAAAATAAGTTCAAACAGTATATATGGAGCCATGGGTGTTAAAAAAGGTTATTTGCCTTTTATGCCTGGTGCTATGTGTACTACTTACATGGGTCGAGTTAATATTGAAAAAGCTGCTAAATTTATTCAAGAGGAATGTAGAGGTCAACTAGTATACGGAGACAGTGTTGCTAAAGATACACCTATATTAATTAAATATGCAGATGGTACAATTAATCTTATTGCCATTAAAGATTTAGTTGATTCTGAATGGTATGCATATCCACATTTTAAATCAGATAAACCAGGATTAGCCAATAAACAACAATCATTTATCAGTGCGAGTGTCTGGAGTGATGGTAAATGGACTCAAATTCGTCGAATTATTCGTCATAAAACATATAAAAAAATGTTTCGAGTATTGACAAATACAGGTTGTGTTGATGTAACAGAAGATCATAGTTTGTTAACACGTAAAAAAGAATTATTAAAACCTATCGATGCAAAAGTTGGTAAATCGCTATTGCATTCTTTTCCTACTGATTTTCCAGTATGTAATACTATATTTGCTGAATTATTTCATAATAACGAACCTGTTAATCAATCACAGATACAATATGCTATTTTAAATTCTTCTAATGAGATTAAAGAGTTATATATAAAGAATTGCAAACATGTATTCTTAAATGATAAGACAGTTACTCTTAGTTTTAAAAATAAAATGTTATGTCAATTTTTCTATACATTATTTAAATCATTTGGTTGTAATATCCAAATTAGTATTAATCCTGAAATAGATCCGGATTATGTAACTTTAACAGTTGAAAAAAATCCGATTAAAAATCCAAACGATATCATACATATTATTCCTTTAGCTACTACAAATGATTATGTATATGATTTAGAAACCGAAGAGGGTATTTTTCACGCAGGTATTGGTGAAATGATTGTTAAGAATACTGATAGTAATTACGTTATGTTTCCGCATATAAAAACCTATGAAGAACTTTGGGATAATGCAATTGATGTTTCTCAACGAGTATCTGCACTTTTTCCACCTCCAATGCGTATGGAATTTGAAAATGAGATTTTTGTCCGATATTTAATTCTAACTAAAAAACGCTATATGTATACGTCGTGTAAACGAGATGGCATTGCAGGCGATAAAATAGGTAAAAAAGGAGTACTATTAGCACGCCGTGATAACTCGCTCTTTATTAAGATTGTCTATGAGGCAATTATTTCTAAAATTTTTAAAAAGGTAGATAAGGATGATATTTTATATTATATACTTGAACAATTTAATATTTTATGTAGTGGATCTTTCCCATTTAAATATTTTGTAGTAACTAAATCATTAGGTAGTATTGGAGACGGTAATGTAGAGATATTTGTAAATGAACGCGGGGTTAAGAAGGCTCGTATGGGTGATTATACTTTACCACTTCTACCTATAGACCCAGACGAACGCGATAAAAAATTACGATCAAAAGAAGTAGCTACAGCTAAAGAATTCTATCTTAAATCTCTTCCAGCACAAGTCCAATTAGCAGTAAAAATGCGTAATAGAGGAATGCGAGTAGATCCAGGTAGTCGTTTAGAATATGTTATAACAACAACTGGTGGACACGATGGACATCAATACGAAAAAATTGAAGATATAGTGTATTTCAATAAATTTTCTCATATTTTAAAAATTGATTATATGTATTATCTTAAAAATTGTGTGAATTCTTTTGATCAAGTATTAAATATTATGTATCAAAAAGATAAAAATTTTAAGGTCGATTTTGTGTTAAGTCAATATAAATTTCGTCTTAAGCGACAATTAGTATTAAACGAATTATTATCCCATTTTAACAGTAAATTAATTTTTGAATAATTATATAAAGATATCAGAACAAGAATAATATATATTTAAGTAAATAAACTTAAATATATAACAATGGATGATCAGCAACGAGATAAACTTATTAAGATAACTGAGATGGAGATTAAATTGTTAAAGATGCGTTTAGAATTACAAAAATTAAAACTAGTTAAAGATGATAAAAAAATAAACGATGATATATACTATAAAAATTTAAGAAATAAAAATATAGGTAGATATTAATTTTAAAATTGAATTATTAACTTTTAAAATTTATTAGTATATAATATGACTAAGAGAAAAAATAAAAAATCTACACGTATAGAAAATAATTATGCTCTAATAATGGCAATTCGTAATAATGATATTGAAAATGTAGAAAAATTATTAAAGATTCCTTCTGTAAATCCTACTATTTTTAATAATGAATGTATTAGATTAGCAAGTTTCAATGGTTTTACACAAATCGTAAAATTACTATTAGCTTGGATAGGTCCTAATAGACAAACTGTAGATCCTATTATGACTGTTGGTAATACTTATACTTGTCTTTTATCAGCTATTATTAATAGTCATATAGAAATAATAAAAATGTTATTAGCTTGGCAGGGTTTAAACGGTGAATATATAAATCCAGCTGATGATAACATGTCTATTATATTAGCTATTAGTAATAATAATTTAGAGATAACTAATATATTATTAGAATGGAGAGGATTAAACGGAGAATTTATAGATCTTACAGTGGAAAATAATTTACCTATTGTACTACCTATAAAAAATGGTTATAATGATATAATATTATCTCTTCTAAATTGGACTGGACCAAATGGTGAATATATCGATATGAGTATATTCAATATATTTTATCTAGCAATTCTAAATAACAGAGTAGAAACATTACAGATATTATTAGAATGGAGAGGTCGAAATGGAGAATATGTGGATCCTTCAATGGAGAGCAATTGGGCTATAACAAACAGTAGTATGGCTGGATATACAGAAATTGTAGAAATGTTGCTAAAATGGGTTGGTCCAAATGGAGAACGTGTAAATCCTACTGATTATGATAACAGTGCTATTAAATGGGCTAGTAAAAACGGTTATAAAAGAACAGTAAAAATGTTATTAGATTGGAAAAATGTCAATAACATAGCAATTGATTATACTGTTCTTATCGTATGTATTAGAGAAGCTAGTGTGAATAATTTTAATAATATTGTAGAAATGATATTAGATGATAATCGAATTAAATCTAATATAACTTGTAATGATCTAGAACTACTACATCGAGAAAAATATATACAGCCTTATCTGATAAATACATTAAAATGTTTTGTATTGGATCGAGAAAAAATAAAATGTAATAATATACGCGATCCAATAGAGCAAAAAGAATCTTTAATAGCAATTAATCGAGCACGTATTGAATTAAATTGTCCATCACTTCGAAGAGATATGGATATAATTAATATGGAACTGGTAATGAAAACTGGTAATATAGGTGAAAAAATCCCAACAGAATTATTCTCTTCAATAAGTAAATATTTATAAATTTATTATAATAAATTATTATAATTATAATATATATTATAAATGTGTGTTAATGATACGACGTCTTTAGCTGCTTTTATATGTGGTATTTTTACTATAATCGCAATGATAATTATAATACCATCACCTACTATTATAGCAATTGGTTTAATATGGTTATGGGTATTATTTATGCAATTATCTGAATATCTCATATGGATAGATCAAAAATGTGGAAAAGTTAATAATTTAGGTACTAATATGGCTTTAATTTTTAATTTAACTCAGCCCATATTTGCCTATCTGGTTCTTATAAATATATCAACAAATATACCTGTTGTATATAAATATTCGGCAACTAGTGTAATATTACTATATATATGCACAATACTATATCAAATGAATAATAACTCTAAATTTACTTGTATAAAGCCATCAGATAAATGTATAGGTTTAAATTTAGATTGGTGGAATAAATTTAAAAATTCTGGATTTATTTACTTAATAACTTTATTAGCAATAATTTTATTACTCGTTCGACCAATGAGTATAGCAATATTTAGTAGCTTGTTCATAATTATTGCTTTATTAATTTCTATGAAATTTTATAGTTGTAATTCACCGTCGATGTGGTGTTTATTAGTAGTGGTGTATCCATTATTTTTAACACTGTTTGTAAAGATATTAAAAATTAAAGTGTAAAGTAAATTTTTATTATTTGTATTTAAGTAAATACAAATAATAGTAAAAAATGAGTAATAGTAATTTAGATTATGATTTAATCACATTTGGTAAATATAAAGATAAGAAGTTAAATGATGTATTACGAGATAGACCTTATTGTAAATGGTTATTAACACAAGATTTTTTTAAAAATAATTATGAATATTTATATAATCGCGTGCTTAAATACAATCCATTAGATTTTTTTTTAAAATCATATACAAATACTACTTCTGATCTGTTTATCGATACATACCAATATTTTAATTTATATCCATTAGAAGAATTAAAAATAGAGTTAAACGAAGAGGAAAAAGAATGTTATAAATTTTATCTAGACACTATAAGTGATTTACGTTCTCGTATTGTATCTCGAACTATTCGTAATGAAGAAAATGTTTATGATATCAAAGCTCCTGTAAAATGGTTGCAAAATTTTGAAACCGAAACTAATATATCTAGAGAAACTTTTAAAACATTTATAACTTCATATGAACTACCTAATATAACTACTGTTATTGAAGAGATTAAAAAACAAGGTAATCTAATATATAAAGGTGCAAAATCATACAAAATTGCGAAAGAAAATTCAGTATTACAAGAACTATATTGGGAAAAAATTTTAAAAGAAAAATATAAAGAACATTTAGGCACTCAATTTAAATACGAAAAATGTATTTTTGATTTTATTAATATTAAAACAAATACTATTTTCGAAGTTAAATTAGCTTTAAAAGATTTTAGCGAAACTCAATATAAGAAATACATAACAGCACTTAAATGTTATCGAATTATTTATCTAATAGATTACGATTGTGTTATTAATATTCAAAAAGGTGTTATATATACAACTAATAAGGATAAATATACGCTTTATCAATATCAAATATCGCATATGAAATCTCCAAGTAAATTTGACAAAATAATAAAGGATTTTACCGTAATAGAAATATCAGATCTACTTGATTTATTTGGTACTTAAAATAAAAATGAAATTATTTTTATATAATATTTATAATATTTATAAAATGAACCATAAATCTTTATTATATATTGGAGCTGGAACTGATACTAATCCATTATCTCATTTTCCAGATGTTAAAACTTTTATTTTTATTGATACACAACCCCGTTCTGAATTTGATAGTATAAATAGTTATATTCACTGGTATTCTCGGCAAGATTTTGTTAAACAAGTAAACTTAGAATATACAAAAATAGGCTTTAGTTTGGTATCAGAAAAAGTTTTAGATGCAGAATATTACAAACAAATATTAAATAAGGATCAATTAGCTATTTACGAATCTGAAACTATCGCTTTCTCATTCATTAATCCGACATTGTTAGTATTTATAAATACTCAAACTGGACAAACTGTTAAATATTATATATCCACAAATATTCTATCTAATATGAATATAGAATTAATAGATGATATTAAAAATATATATGGGTTAATTATATGTGGATTTAATCCACATAAAGTTTTATTGGATTATATTACACCTCCCATAAATTTTTATGGTTATTCAGAAACCGTTTATCGTTACATAACTATTTCGGATGACGAAGAACATATTAATTCAGTTTTGGCAGAATTACAGAACAATACAGAACAAAAATATTTTTCTAATTTTTATTTTATAAACCAAAATAGTGGAGAAATAATTAGAAAAGAAAAATATTCTAATTTTTTTAGCTGTAATTAAATGTTATTTTATTATAATTTTTTATAATAAAACATTAAAGTTTAAAAGTATTTACATTTTACGTGATCGTCGCACAGACCGTTTAGAAGGTCGTCCAACTCGTTTAGAACGACCAGATTTTTTAGCAGAACGGCAACGTTTAGATTTTACATTAAATACTTGATCTTTACCGCTTTTTTTCGAGCATTCTTTTGATTTTTTAGATCGACGGGATGCCTTGCGGGATGCCTTGCGGGATGCCTTACGGGATGCCTTGCGGGATGCCTTGCGGGATGCCTTGCGGGATGCCTTGCGGGATGCCTTGCGGGATGCCTTGCGGGATGCCTTGCGGGATGCCTTGCGGGATGCCTTACGGGATGCTTTGCGGGATGCCTTTCGGGATGCTTTGCGATATGCCTTTCGGGATGCTTTGCGTAATCCGTGATCAAGATTAATGAGAGGTTCTAAGTAATCAGCAGATTTATTAAAAGGCCCTTCGTGTTTTCGTTCACCCGAAGCGGCACCTCGTCGAACAACACATCCTCGACGAGTCCAGTTGCAATCAGGATCTGATCCACATTCGCTTTCGTTTGATTTGACACCACACCAACTACGGGGTGCAGAACGACGGACCCGTTGCATACGAGAACGTAACATTTTCAAATATTTTTTCATTGAACCCGAAACTTTTCGAGATCCTGAACGAGATCGTTTTATTGATTTTTTATCACGACAACGATGAGTTTTGCGATTTCTTACTTGATTTAATTTACAAGGTGAGTATTTCATTATTTTTATTGTATACAAGATATTTTTTTGTTAATAAAATATTTTTAATTTTTGTTTTTATTAAATTAAAAATATTTTTATTAAACAATATTACAATATAAAATTTTTAAAAATAATATTTTTAAAAATAAAAAATTTTATAAAATAAAATATGTGTAATTCAAAAGAAAAAAATCTTCGATTACAATTACGAGCTACAATAGAAGCTAATAGAATAGCTAGATTATCTTATGAAATAGGAGATGAACATTTAAAAAAAATAAAAAAACAATTAGAAAAAGCTGTTGGTTCTAAAAAAGAATGGTTAACTATTCTTATTGAAAGTCTTGAAAAGCGTTTATATGGTTCAGAAGATGAAAATGATTCAGAATAATAGTTTTTATACCTTACGGGATCGATGGGATGCTTTACGAGATGATCGGCGTGATACCTTACGGGATCGACGGGATACCTTACGGGATCGACGGGATGCTTTACGGGATCGACGGGATACCTTACGGGATCGATGGGATGCTTTACGAGATGATCGACGGGATACCTTACGGGATCGATGGGATGCTTTACGAGATGATCGACGGGATACCTTACGGGATCTACGGGATGCTTTACGAGATGATCGACGGGATACCTTACGGGATCTACGGGATGCTTTACGGGATCGGCGGGATACTTTACGAGATGATCGACCTGATACCTTACGGGATCGACGAGATGCTTTACGGGATGATCGGCGGGATACCTTACACGATTCTTCGCGTAAACGTTTGCGATTATATTGAGATTCTGATAATATATTACTATAATCTGGTATTTTAATTTTACTATTTGATAATTTATCATAATCAAATAATTGAATTAGATCATCACGGTAATCTATAACTCCTAATTCATATTTTCCATCTTTTGTAGGATAAACACCAGCACTTCCAGGCATACTTTCCCATATACCATCTTCAAGTGAATTATACATTAATGAATTGAGATAATCTTTTGGATTAATTTTAAATTCGTTATCGTCGAATGTTATTAAATAAGATAATTTACCGCCTTTTTTATAAACTATATTAGATATATTATCATCGTAATTTAAATCTTCAGCATAACTTTTATATCTTGGTATATTATTACCGTCTTTTCCTTTTAAATAATTGTCAAGTTCATCACATGTAGGTGATTTTTCTTTTGTTTTGTTATTTGTTCTAACAAAACTTAATGTTAGATTTACAATTAATTTAGTCATTTTTATAATATAAAAATATAAAAATTTAATTATTTTTTAGATTTATTATTCACTCGCCATTTACACCAATCGTAACAACCTGCCCCAACTATAACAACATCTTCAACCGTATCTTTAATAGCTACGATATTAAGACGACCTTTTGCAGCATCTAATAATGCTTCAATTATATGATCTATTATAGTATGTTCTATCATAATATTTAACATTTTTAATGTTTCAGGAACTATCAGATCATCATCTGTTCCAGCTTTTCCATCTTTTCCACATGCTACAATTTTTAAAGCAGCTATAAGACATAATTTACGTTCTGGAATGCTAATTGCTATAATATCTTGTACTAATTCCATGCCAGATTTAATAAATTCCATTGGATCACTTAATATTCCTCCATTATTACCAAAACACTTAGCTATAATTTTTTGTGATAAAATTTCGGCATTTTGAAGTATATTATCATTTAAAACATGACCTGAAGCAATTACATTATTTGTCGGTAAAGGACTCGGTATTGCTGCTACATGCGGTAGTATTTGTATTTGATTATTATCTATAACGTTCATTATTTATTATAAATAATAAATAAAAAATAAAAATAAAAAATTAGAAACGATTAAGATATAATAACATTTATAATAAATCTGTATTAAATTTTTTGATAATTCCTCCAGATTTTTTATATACTTCTTCTCGATTTTTATAATGTCGAAATAAAATAGGATTATTATCTATTAAATCAAACACAATTGGTGTTGTATTTAGAGTTCGAAACACTCGACCAAGTGTTTGAATAAAATACGCATCCGTATCACAGGCAACTATTAAAGCATTGGCAGTTGGCCAATCAAATCCGGTTGATGCTTTTGAAATAGTCGCTACTAATATACGACAATTAGGATCAAATTCCTGTTTATTACCAATTAAATTATCAACGCTTTCAGACTGTCTTAATTCATCATATAAATACTGACCTTGTTCTACTCGTTTACACAATATTAAGAAAATTTTATCGCTAAATTTTTTAATAATTTTTAAGATCAATTCATTGCGCTCTATATTTCCAGATTGAGCCTGTAATACAGCTCCCCAATTTACAGTCCCATTCTCATTTAACTCAAGTTCAATTTTTATACCTGTTGGTACTTTGTATATAATATGTTCTCGATGTAATTCACGTATAATTTTATTCTGTCCAAAATATAGATCAATTAAGGGATCAAAACCATCTAAACGATATGGTGTAGCAGATAAACCGATTAAATAACGCGGTTTAATATATAATAAACTTTTTGATATAGTATCAGCCATAATTAAATGCAATTCATCGACTATACATAAACCCATATCTTTATAAAAAGATCTAGGCATTTTTGACACATTTATCGCATTCATAATATAAAAATCTGCCTCTTCTAAATCACATTTAGTTGTTAATATTTGTATTTTGGCTTCGGGGCATACTTTAAGAATTGCTTCACTCCATTGTTTCATAAGGACAATTTTATTCACAATTACTAAAGTCTTTAATCGAATGGTACACGCAAGACTTATACTAGTTATAGTCTTACCACAGCCCGTATATAAACTTATAATGACACTACCAGTATTATTTAGATACTCTAATGCTTCTTTTTTGACTATTACTTGTTCAGGTCGTAATGACCCTGTAAATATACTACTCATAATTGAGAATTCACTACGTACCGGTCGTTTTAAATTTATTTTATTATATGCGTATGCAAAAGGTAAACAAATGTCATTATCTACAATTTCATATGGATAAAAAAATTTATAGGGTGGTCCGTATTTACTATTTGTTTCAATTTTTATTTCTAATTCTTTATGTATTTTTTCTCTAACTGGATAGGGAATTAGTTCTATATTTATCTGACAAGCCATAAGTTTTTATTTAACTATAATATAACATTTAAATAAAAATCAATTTAATATTATTTTTATAGGTTTTTATTTTTCATAATATTTAACATTAATATTAAGGTTATTACTTCCAATCGATGTATATCTATAAGATGTGATTTTAAATTATCAGAGTTTTCACCGCACAATTTACAAGTATTTTGTTGTGTATTATCAGTTAATAAATTAAATAGTTCACACTCATTCTGATTTTTATTTTGTGATATTTCATTACAGTATTGGTTATAAATTTTTTGTTGTGTGCATATTTGTTCTAATAAATTAGTATGATTTACAAGTTGTGTATTATTTATTTTATTAAGTAATTCCGTACAATATTCCTGTCCTACGTGTGTTTGTTCTGATAATTCTAATCTAATTTTTTCGTGAATAGATTTTGTTATATCTATTATTTCTTTAAAATTTCCAACTTGTTTTATATTTATTTCTTCTAATATTTCACTACAATATACTTGATTTATACGTATTTTTTCAGCTATTTCCATATAATTTGTATTCTGATTTGAAAGTATAATATCAACTAATTTAGCATAATTTGTATTTTGAACTGATTGTACTGATTCAAGAAGTTCTATGTATTGTGTATTATGTATTTTGTTTATTTGTTCTAAACATTGAGTAAAATACGTAAGTTGTGTTGTACATAAATTTTGTATTAGTTGTTGGGAATGAGTTCGCTCTAGTTGTATTTGATCAATAAAATTTTTAATTAGATTCGCATTTTCTTCTCTGTATCGTTTATAATTTTGATCGTATAAATAATAATGTCGTTCTTCTCGTTCAATAAGTTCTAATTTTAACGACCGAACTTCGCTAACAAGATCTCGAATTGGGTCTTTTACAGCTTCAAGAACTATTATCTTTTGTTGAGGATGAGAATTCTCATCAATACCGATTACTGCAGTGTCATCTATATTTTCAGTTTGAACTTTTATTGTTTCAATAATAATATGTGCATTTGCAATATGTGTACAATTTATGTTTGATTTTATACAACAATATTGCAGAAGTAAATTTGATGAATTAACAGGACAAGATCCCATTATATTTGGTTCTAAATTAAATATAGTTTCATAACGTGAAACATACGTTGAAATAGCATTTTTAAATCCAATTGCTACTTCGTCACATGGTTCAGGTGATTCAGTAATATAAAGATACAGTGTATTATTATCATTTATATCATTTAAACATAAAGGACTTGTGTATTCGATGTCAAATCGTGTAAACATAACTATATCATAGTTATAATTATTAGTTTTTTCATAATCTTCTAATGCTTTATATCCTGTATAAATTTTTTTAATAGTTTTTACTGTTTCATATAAAGTAGTTTCATCGCCGATACTATGGTCAATATCATGTAATAATTCGGACATTTCATCTTTAATACATTCGGTCATGTCATTTGGTTCGATAAAAACTGATTTAGGATATATTATATCATTAGATAATAGTGTAAATTGGGTCATATAATAAATTTCAGTTGTTGAGTAAGTATTGTCATATGTATGTATAAAAATATCTGGAATAACTGGATAAACAGTATTTAATATATTATCAATAAACGATTTTTTAGATTGTTCCCAGTTTTTTATATATCCGCAAAAAATAATAGCAAGTTTTGTCATTTTTATATAAAAATTTTGTCTATTTAAATTGGTAAATAGACAAAAATATGTTTATTTTTAACGATATTCTATAACACATTTATCTTTAATTTGTACATTTTGTTCTCCAATTGTACCACGTGTTGCTAAATACACAGGATTACATGGATATACCGTGCTACATGGCGCCTCAAAACAGTGATTTGGATAAGCAACTGGTTCTACATTACCACTAAATTTATAACAGTTATCATGTCGGGGTCTATAACCAGCTTCTCTTTCTGCTACAATTGGCACAGTAGAATTATAAACTCCTTTATACCATCTTTGATATGGAAAATTATCATAATCAGTAATTACTCTTGTTACTTGATTTTTAGTAGAATAATATGGCTCTGGGCTTTTTTTAAATTGTATTTGACGTTGAATATTATATACATTATCCGAATTTATAAAATCAGTCATTTTATATTATATAATAAAAAAAATTGATTTTATTTCTATAAATATATGAAAATGTATAATAATGAATCATTTTCGTATGAAACATATAATATTCATATTATTAATGTTAAAAATGTTAAGAGATAAAAAAAACAATAATATAAATACTAAATATAATTATGATACGTTTGTTGTATTATCTTATACTTTATTACGAGAAACAGGTTGGATAAATCCAATTCAGAGTATTGATAATTTACACGCTTATTTTAGAACTAAATATAATGATTCAATTGATTTGTGTGGAGAAGCAGGTAGTTTATTGCGTACTTTATCGGTTTCTGATTATTTTAAATTTATCGAATACGATAATAATTATCGTAATAATATATGCTAAATCATATTTATAAACCAAATATAAATTTTTAACACTCATCTTAAGTGTTAAAAAAATTTATTTTAACTGTAACAAATTACGAATAGTTTGTTCAACTAAACTAATATCAGCTCCAACAATATCAGTATGAAATTGTCCCTTGTAAAAAATTTGAAAAGTTGGTACACCTGTTACAGGTGGTGCCTCTTGAAAAGATATTTGTTCATCGACGTTCTCTTTTGCTAAACTACAAACTCCTTCGCGATTATAATTTTGTGATAAAATTGCATATTTAGGTGCTAATTCCTTACATGGTCCACACCAACCGGCAGATACATTAATTACACACACTTTATTATTAGAAACAAGATGTTTTTTATGTGCTGTGTTTTGAACTTTTACGACTGCATTTAAAATATTTGGGTCTACGACTTCCTCATTGGAACGACCTAAATTATTATATTTAGCATAGGACATTTTATTTATCTATACTTAATCTTTAAATATAATAATTAATTACCATAAAAGAAATTATATACTTTTTCTGATATCTTTGGACCAATTTTTCGCATTTTATCGTTTGCAATTCTATATGTTAATTCAGTTAACATATCTTTTCGTTTTTCGATCGGTAATTCATCATATGCTTTTACTAAATTTATTACTGTCGTATATTTAGCTACAATAATCGCTGATATTTTAGTACTTATTTGTGGAATTAAACATAGTTGACTATTAAACCATACATCAGCTGTCATATTATCTTTTTTTTTCGTCTTAATAGTTGAAGAATATTCAGCTGCAGTTATTTGATGTTTTTCACCATCATATTGCCAAAAAGTATTTTCATCTCGATTTAATTTACTCCATAATTTTTCAATAAAAATTATTGTCTCTTTCATACAGGTTGTTTTATATATTTTCAGACCATCGCGAAATTGTGTATTAATTATACTACCTAATAGAGTATCAATTGTTACACTACCAATTTTTGTATACAGTTCTCGGTTTAAATCTCCTTCTATTAAATATAATATCCGATCTCTAGAAATATCGGAACCGAGTAAACGAGCTTTTTGTTCGCGATTACGCCCATCGCAAATTGATGCAGCTAAATCATCGACTCGTTTACGCTCTATTATTAATATATTTTTGCTATTTTTACGAAATATTATATCACCAATATCCAAGTTCTCAAATTTTACATTTTCAATATTTGTAAAATGCGCCTTAAGTTCACGTTCACGTTGATCAATTATTAATTCTATTGACATTCAAGTTGATTTATTAATTATATATTTCATCTCTTTAAGATATAATTAAATTTAAAAATAAAATTTTTATTTTTTGTATATATAATAAAATGTCAGATTTATCTAAATGTATAACGCCACAACAACAAAAAGACTTAATGAATCTTAAGCTTAACTCTGATGATTTGAGTAAAATTTTATCATGTATGAACGATGAATTAAATAATGTAAGTTGTGATCAACTTGCAAAAATTCTTAACGATGCATTAGTATCTGGTGATTTAAAATATACAGATATTTTAGCCGCTTTAGAAAAACCTCTACAATTATTGAATGATAATAAAAATAATGTAAAAATGTCTTTAAATTATGTATCTAAATTAGTAGACAAAATGAATTGTGCAATTGATGCACTTAATAATTACGGTAAAGCTCAAAAAAGTGATCAAGTAATTGAAAAAATACCTATAGATGATATAAAAGCGGCCTTTAAAAACGCTCTTGATTGTAATTCGGTTAGTATGAACGTAGTTATTGGCATGGGTGTTGCTATAGGAGTATTAGTTATTTTGTTAATCATAGTTCTCTTTATGAAAAATCGTAAACCCAAATTTAATTTCTAGTATTTATCATACAATAATTTTTGTAATTTTTCATTCTCCATTTTTAACTTAAAATTGTTAAGTTTTAGTTTAAAATTTTCTTGTTTTAATATTAATAAATTTTTATTAGCTATTTCTAAGTGTGCTTTTAATTTTTTTATTTCATCTTTTTCACTTTCTACAATGCAGTTCATTTTTATATTTAATTTTTATTTATTAAATATAAATTATTTCTAATTTAAAAAGTACATTTATTATTCTAAAAATGAACGTAAAAACTCTATTACGACAATTTCGCAGTGAATTGAATCAAGTTATCGATAAAGATTTAACCGCAACTACAGATCTTATTACTGTAGAAAATTTATCAGAATATGAAACTTATCTAGACAGTGTCTATACAGAAACTGCCGTCGGTAAAACAATTATTTTTACAAGTGCAAATGCATGGTATATTCCTACATTAGTAAAGAATTTAGTAGTATCTATTAATCAACGCGAGACTTTTCGATGTAAATTTGGAGTTATTTGTAGCGATGAAACGGCTTATAATTTATGTAAAGAAAATAATATTCAATATCCATTTTTAGTTAAAATACCTGGATTAAAAGTTGATACTTTAAAAACTTTAAAGGTAGCTGATGATTATATTCGTTTATGTTTTGTCAAAACTGTACTAGCTTATCATGCACTTAAATTAGGTTATAATATTCTTTATATCGATCCAGATATGGCAATGGTTAGACCATCACTTGAGTATATAATTGATCAAATGCGTCAATATGGTGTAGTACTCGCGGGTATTAAGGAAGGTAATATGAATACAAATGTAATGGGTATCATAGCGAATGAGAAAAACAGTGAAATGTTTAAAGTAGATGTAAATACATTTGAAGCTAATTTACTAAATCGTAGTATTTATGGACGTTTTTGTAGCAGCGATGAAGAGTTTATAATTATGAAGGATGAATACACACCTGATCTATTTCATTATTTAGATATTAAAACTTTTCCACCAGGTAATTATGTAGATGAAAATAATCCTATTATGATGTTACATGCAAATAGTGTATGTGGATTAGTTAACAAAGTTAACTTTATGAAAAAGTATAATGGATGGTATTTGTAAATTTTTAGTAATTTAAATTAAAGATTAATTTAAATTTTATCTATATATCTTTTTTACCATTATAAATCGAAATTTGTGAATAATGAGACGAAATATTCTTATCGTGAAAAATATTATTCCAGATCGGATAGCATTTTTTATTTTGTGGATCAAACCAACCAGTTTTTGTATCACCTGGAAACGCTTTACCATCCTTACAATAATTCGATTGTCCTCCAGCTGCGCACATCGGTTTATTCTCAGCTGAATTATATGTATAAGTTGGGGTGCAAGTCCCAACTACTGATGTACCTGTGTCAAAAGAGCCAATAGGACTACTCTCTGCACGATTATCATTATATACATTAAATGGATCACGAATACTAATTACCGAAGCCATCATATTCATCCATTTTAAGACTGCATCTCCTGTATAAGTTGGATTTTCAGTTGTACCGGTAATAAATGGATAAATACGACCTTTAACAGATTTTAACCAATCACTATCAGGAACAGTTGTGTCAATTATTTCTTGTTGCCATAAACCGTTGCTATTTGCACTATTCGTTTGTTGCAGAGTTTGATATCCTAAAACCCGAGCTAACCATAAAATTGGTTCATCAAGTGATACAATAACTCCTACACGAGATAAGTAATAATTTTGGTTATTTCTAGCTAAATCCATTGCCTTTTTGCATTGACTCCAAGTTGGAACTCCGTCATTACCTAATTTATAATAATATTTAACAACATCTAAAAAGCCTACCGTAAGATTCTCACCAAAGGGAAACGGTTTATTAATATTATCGATACTAAACACATTATCAGATCCATAGGGATTCATTAATCCAGAAACCGATAATATACCGTTTGCATTATCAAATGTATACCATTGTGATGGGACCACTAAAAATACAGGATTTTGCCTGGTTGAACTATTAATTATAGCGTATGGAGGCCATAATAAATTAGTATCTACTTTACTAATATCTGGATCACCATTGGACATATATTCTACATTTTGACTGTAATTTTCAGATTTATACGTATCACCAGCAATATACTTCCAACATATAAGATATGGATCATCTGTTCCATACCAATGTTTTAAGAAACTGGAACCATTCATTTTTGAGTAATCTACAGTCCAAAAAGAAGGTACATTTTGTATAGTACTTAGATCGGGTAATTTTAAATCAACCGCTGATAGACCTCGTATATCAGATAATAATTTAAACAACATATCTAGTTTATTATTTGCGACTCGAGTACTACCAACTCTGTAAAATAATCCTGTACCTCCATGTGGAAATCCATTCATCCAGAAACCCTGGCTTTGTACCATTCCTGGTAAAATATCTGAATGCGTAACTTCTATATAACTACCGGATTCTACTCCAGCTAGTTGTGGAATTGTCTCATTTTCATCAACTGTCCATCCAATATTCTGTACTTTATGCGGACCAGCTGGATAAAACAGATCTCGGATATATGTATATCCAACTACCCAAAAAGGCCCGGGTCCACTACCAGGTCCCCAAGGTAATTGTGGATTATTAGAAATATATTGAGCTATATTCTTATCATTTTCTCCATTCGAATAAATACTACGATCTCCACCAGTTGTGTAAGATGCTAAATCTAAAAACCAACCTTGGGGTATATAGGGTAATGGAGTGTTTTTACAACAATCAGCATCAAGTAATGGAATATTATTGTAATTTCCACAACAATTATAATAGAAATCAAGAGAATTATATATACGGGCTAAATCAATATCGTTATATTTAGTTAAATCAGCCTTGGGATATACATATTGCAGATACTTTCGTGTTTTCTCCATATTTTGCGCGTAAAAATTTTTATTTTGTAACAACTGATTGCTTGAGATAGTTGTCGTATAAGTACCATAATTATAACGTGTAATATACATGTATAAGCATATAATTACTAAAATTATTGATAGGATTAATCCTAATTTGTATATATTATTCATTTATTATAATAAAATAAATTCATAAAATAAAAATAAATTTACAGTAATAATAAAATGTCTAGACGTGTAACAAAAAAGAAATCTAGAAAAAAATCTCGTATTATATCAAGAAGACGACGATCACAATCGCGTTGTCCACCGGGTAAAGTGCGTAACCCAAGCACTGGGCGATGTATCAAAGATAAACGTTCAATGCGAAGACGACGATCACAATCGCGTTGTCCACCGGGTAAAGTGCGTAACCCAAGCACTGGGCGATGTATCAAAGATAAACGTTCAATGCGAAGACGACGATCACAATCGCGTTGTCCACCAGGTAAAGTCCGTAATCCAAGTTCTGGACGATGTATCAAAGATAAACGTTCAATGCGAAGACGACGATCACAATCGCGTTGTCCACCAGGTAAAGTGCGTAATCCAAGTTCTGGACGATGTATCAAAGATAAAACGATTGTAGTATTAAAACCAAAATGTAAAAATTCTAATACTTATATATATCAATATGATGCAGATACTTTAGACGAAAAAGATCTTATTAAAATAGATGGTTATTGTTTCTCTATAAGTGAAATTATAGAATGGATAGATAGTGGTACATTTAATAATATTAATCCACACGATTTAAACAAAACAAAATTGTTTAAAAATTTTAAAAATATTAGTAACACAGAATTACGTAAAAAGTTAGAAAATTGGTTGCAACAAAAAATACAAGCAGATCTAAATATAGCCAATTACATGATAAATAATAAACGAGATATTTTACTGTATATTGGTTATTCAGGAATTACTTGTTTATATGATAATGCTAGCAGTCATGAAAAGAACGACTCTGGTACTTTTGAAGAAAGTATTGAAGTGTTAGGTAAATTATCAAATTATATGAGAGACGATGATATAATTGCTAATTTAAAAATATCCGAAAATTATACTTTAAAAAATCTTATAAATGATGCAAATTCTGGTAATACATGTATTCATGGTATTGGTTTCTTCTTATTAGAATTATTTTTTGATCTTATATCAAAGATTCAAAATACAAATAAGAATGTTAAAATTTTATCAATTGAAGACTTTGTTAAACTTAATTTCTTTTTAGTAAAAGATAAAAGGAAAAATATAGTTCTTTTTAAAATAGATAATCGATTAGTACACGATAGTAATTCTGTATATTATAGAACAAATTTTGATTTTTTATATAAAATTCCAAATATTGAAAGTCTTGTAACACCAATAGATGAAATTGATAATATAATATCATCCATATTTACACGACAATGTCAAAACACACCTGAATTAGTCACAAATGATAGTGTAGAAAATTGGAAAGATATACCGATTTGGCGAAGAATTAAAACAAGTGATAGTTATTGTTTTGATTTACTTTTTCTTATTAAAATTTTAGGTATAAATTTAGATAATTCTATAGCCGCTAATCCATACCCTATATATCCTAAAAATATTTTTACAAATAAAAGATTAACAAATATAGATTTATTGAATATCAAACGTCGGATTATTAATAATAATATAGATATATATAATGGATCATTAAAATTATTTTTAAATTCACCTGAACTGTGGAGCGAAGATGATAATTATATTAATTCAAACACATGGAGAGAACGTGTTATTAGATTATTTGAAACTAAATTAAGATTTATTAGATATTTTGATAAAATGGATATTGATAACGATGGTAACAGAATTGCAATTATTGCAGGATTTTGGGATGATAAAAATACTCCAACTGATGTTATTGAAACCTATTGTCTTAGATATTTGGATACACTTAATATAAATTTTGTAAGTAATTTAAGTCATAAAACAGTTCCATATTATAATATATCATTAAATATTAGTCCTAAAATAGATAATTCTAATACTAATTTATTTTTTTAAAATAAATATATGTAATAATAAAATGTCTAGACGTGTAACAAAAAAAAGATCAAATTTAAATAAATTTTTTGATAAAATTTTTGTAATTTCCCTTTTCGACAAGTTTGAAAGATGGGAAAAAGTTTCAAAACAATTTAAGAGTAAAAAAATTGATATTGAACGTTTTATCGCGATCGATGGTCGTTGCTCTAAAGAAGGTGAAGTTGGCTGTTTACAAAAACTAAAAACATTTGAAATGATCTATAATGTAACGATTTCAAATAAGAAGAATTATCCTTTAAAAGAAATTGTACCAGCTGCTTCGCTAACTATTGGTACTATTCTAATATTACGTGAAATGGTCAAAAGAAAATGGTCTCATATACTTATTTGCGAAGATGATGTAATTTTATCTAGATCACTAGAGAAAAAATTTGCAGAAGGTATTAAAGAAATAGGTGACCGTAAATGGGATTTATTATATTTAGGAAGTGGAAATCAAACAGGAAATAATGGTATTAGTTTTAATAAAAATAGTCGAAATAAAAACTTAAGCGATATTGCCAAATTTCTTCCTATAGATAAAGATTTCTTTGTAGAGTATAAAGATGATCTACGTGTTCCTTGTGAAGAGTTATGTAAACCTATTTCTGAACATATAAGTATAGCTTATAATCCAGGTGGTACATGGGCTTATGCTTATTCATTAAGAGGAGCTAAAAAATTACTCCGATTACTAGATAATGATGCTGGAAATCATATCGACAAACTTATAGGTGAACAAACAATGGATGGAAAACTTAAAGCTTTGGCATTTGATCCACCAATCGTATGGCATGAAGGAGGAGCTATTCGTCCTGATTCCGATATCCCATGGGAATGGTAATTAATTATTTTATTTTTAAATTATAAAAATTTTAAAAATATAACTTTATAACGCTTTCAATATTTGACGATATGTTTTTGACTGGACTATCAAATTGTAAATATCGGCAATCGGTTCATCATTTTTAATATCTAAAACGAGAGCTATATATGCATCTAATCTCTCTTTTGCACGTGTTCGGAAATCCCAATCATGAATAAACTTTTTAAAATTGGGTTTGTATCGTATAGCTTGTAAAGTCCCACAACTACTCTTCATTTCACTTATATATTTATCCGGTAAGTGTTTAGCCAAATTTTTAGCAAAATCTTTTTTCCAACTTACAATTTGATAATGTGGTATTTTGCTTTTCCAACAACAACTCAATACATCGGTTATACTCTGGTCACCGGTAACAAGAATATCGCTAACCGAATGTTTATATAAACTTAACATATCTTTATTAGCAACTGGTAAAATATCTCCTCGTAGTGTTAGTATCTGATTATTAAGATCATCTGATGCTAATACTATGTTATCATTTTTTTTAGTCTTTATTACTATATTTCCGTATTTACTACTAGATTTTAACATTTTTTTCATAAAACTTTTATCCTCTAAAATTAACTCTATAATCCAGATTGGCAATACAATGTCCAATTTTTTATGCTTTTTGGCATATTTATGAGTAAGTAACTCGATAAATGATAAGAAACATTTATGTGAATTTGCTAGATCGTGTATATATACGACTGCATACGGATTTTTTAGTGTTGGTAATAAGGGACCTATATTTTCTGGAAAAGTAAATAATAAACCATCACGATCAGCGCCTACTCCAGTATTGAAATCAAAATCTTTGTCCATGTAATCATTATATTCAGAAAAAGTTAGTGTATTTACATTGTTTGCATATGGAATAAGTTTTGCAATATCTTCAATACTAGGATAAAAATCTATTTGCATAGGAGCTACCAATATTAAGTCAAAAATAGGTATATCAATATCACGTTTTTGTATATCTTGAAATTTAAGATGAGTAAATCTTCTACATTGTTCTATTCCTTTACCCGGATTTAAGTAGTATAAATTGCTTGGATTTTGCCCTAAACTTAAAAAATTATCTACTTTAGGTGTGGCTATTTTGATGGTCGCATTTGGATACCATTCTTTTAAATAATTAAAAATCTTCATCGCAAATACTACATCACCAAATCCATTGCATGGGGCATTTAGTATCAATATTTTAAATTTTGTATTTTTATTTGGTTTTTCACCTATATCGTAATAAAAATCTTTTAAACTATTATACGCGTCATACTTTGAATTTATTCGTAATAATTTTTTATATAACTCTGTCATTTATTTATATAAAAGAAGTTTAAATAAATATAATTTAATAAATGTTATTATTTGGATCTGGATCATGTGGTATTTTTAAATCATTATTTTTAGTGAATTCTCAGTAAGATAAAATTATTTTTATTTAATTACTATTTAAAGAGATAAGTATTAAATACTAAATATGGTTATTCATGTTATGGCGAATCCGCAAAATTTTGTCACTGAGGCAAATAAATTAAATATTAAATATGAATATTTAGTAGAAGCAGTTGAATGTATCGGTAAACAAAGTGTATCTAGATTATTTAATGGTAATAGCAACCGCGGTAAACAAGAGAGTTTATCAGCAGCTACCATTGATAATTGGTTACTTACATTTAAATTTGTTATCGAAAATCCTAATCATGTTGATAATGATATGTATCAAGTACGAAGAATTCAACCTACTGAACAATGGAACGAATATGTAAAATTAATTAAGAAACCTATTCCTGTTGAAATTATTAACAATTGGAAACACTTAAATCGAGTAAAACTTGGTGATGAAGCAGAAAGATATGGTATGACTTTAGGTATTCGTAACTCAAAAGCGGTTTTAACTTTATACGACCGAATGATCGAAATGATTACACGTCGTGCAAAAATTTGGAACAAAGTGGAAACTGAAATAGATAATGTACAAACAGAAGAAGATGAACAATTGAGTAGTGATTATCGATTAATGAATATTTTTACACTCAAAGATTTAACTAAAAATCGGGGTATTGTTATTGGTAAAAAGAAAAAAAATGAACTAATAGCCGTATTAGAAGAATATGATAAACAACCTAAAAAATTACATTATCAAGAAGATCTACAAAATTACAACGATATGACGTTAAAAATGTTAAAAAATTTATCTAAAACACGCGGATTTAACTGTTATAACAGGTTAAATAAAAAATCTCTTATGGAATTACATTTACAGTATGATATTGAACAAAAAAATATAGAAATAGAGGCACATAAACAATTAGAAAATCAACAAAAATTAGAAAATGTTAATAAAAAAGATGATAAAATTTTAATATTTAATTCTGAATTAACACAAGGACGTGATCTACGTGTTTTTGGAACATACGATAATCCGCTATTTGTAGCAAAGGATATTGCTGAGATGTTAGGATATAAAGATACCAAAAAAGCTGTACGTGATAATATTGATGAATATAATACACTTATATGGCAAAATATTAGCATAAAATATCCTAATATTCAACTACAAGCTCATACTAAATTAATTAATAAAAAAGGAATTCAATCTCTAATTATATATAGTAAAAAACATAATGAAAAACTAAATAAATTTTTAGAAGATGAATTTGATATTAAATTTGATTGTTTAAAAAGATTAACTAAAGAAACAGAATACATTAATATTATCATAAAAACTTTTAATACAGAAAAAATGACAACGCAATATAGTATAGATAACGGTAAATATTTTATTGATTTATATTTTAATGAATATAAAATTGCAATTGAATGCGATGAATTTGGTCATAATGATAGAGATCAAATATATGAAGAAAAACGAGAACAATATATTAAAGATAAAATAGGATGTAAATTTATTAGATTTAATCCGGATATTAATGATTTTAATATATTTGAACTTATCAATAAAATTCAATTATTAATAAATAATGATCTTAAATACCAATTAGATCAAGCTCGTAAAAAGATAATTGAACTATCACATTAAAAATATTTGAATATTAGTTAAATATTATACAATTGTTGTATAATATTTTTGTATTTTTTTGTATATTTTTTGTATAATATTTTTGTATTTTTTTGTATATTTTTTACAATACAGGGAACGGTATTGTATCTCTTAATTTTCACTAAGAGCCAGACTGTATCTTAAGCTAATTCAGGTTTGCTAGACCATCATTATTAACCAACACCCGTGCGGTCGTTGTGGGAGAATCATATCCTTGCATAACAGATTTAGATTCTTTACCCGCGGATTGTCCAATCTTCAGAATTATTACCGTGCTCTAGTCTATTAAACTGAGTATTATAGATAGTTTCCATTCTATAAGTGGTATCTGAAGCTCTAAGGAGTTTCCCGTCTTTATAAGGTATTTTGCCAATTACTAAAGTAACTGACTAGGCAGCAGTAGATATCATATTATATGATATATATGGTTTACAATGTTTATCTTTAATGGTGACCATACAACCATTAAAGCATCTACCTGTTTTAGGCTTCCCTTTAAAACCTAATGCTCCTCCACTGACGCGAATAATATTATTATTAACGCATGTAACAACAAATTCGAAAGATTGAGGATATGCTTGACCAGAAGATGGAATACCCTGACCAGCAGCTCCAGAAACTGCTGATTTAGAAGGAACAGGGACAAGCATGACGTTTGTCAACTTGCCATAATTGGTTGATCCCATAGGATCAAGGCTAATAAAGTCGAGTGAATAGGAGTACATGTGATAACCGGTATCGATGGGGATAACAGGTGCGCAATAATAAGGATTAACAAGTGAGAAGTAATCCGAGCCCATAGCAGCAAGACGGTTAGTATTTTCATAGATAAGAGAAGTATTATCGATGGGGTCGTATGCGAGGATGGGGTTAAAGTTGCATAATGTGAATCCTGCAACAGGTGATGCTGTAGTGTAGTTAGACCATTCATTCGAGAAAGTAGTATTACGAACTGCGAAGAAGAGGACTTTAATAGCATGGGAGAAGCGAATGTCGTAGTTGGCACCGTTGGCAGTAGTCGAGAAGTTCTGACGAGGAGCGGTCTGAACTTGTTCAATGAGGATATCACGAGGAGCACAAGCCATGCGTTTACGTTCATCGTTAGATACGATAGCGTAGTTAGCCCAAACGTTAGTAGTGCCAAGTTCAGGAGTGGAAGGAATATCCTGTCCAACAACGGGAACTACACGGTAAGAAGATGCAACCGAACCAGATGCAGCAGGGTTCTCAAGAACAAGGAGTTCGCTCCAGTTGCGGAAACTGAAGTTAATGCGCATATCATTGTAAGGAAGAGCTGCAGTGGGGAGAGCAACACCGCTATCGCGGCTATAGAAGAAGGGAAGAGGAAGATTTAATATAGCAGAAGGAATGCTTGAACCAGGTGCATATTCACTCGTCAAATCATCGGTGTTACCAATCATGTTAGCATAACCAATTTGTTTGCCAGCAGGTACTGTGAAAGCAGCCCAGAAATCGAGATGGTAGTTATCGAAACGAGCAGCTACCAAGTCATTGAAAGTAAGGCAACATTCGCGCACAATGTTGTGCATAAAGTTACGAGTCCAGCGGAGACGACCATTGGTACCGAATTGGTTAGCAGTAAGGAGAGTAACAGCAGGAGTCTGAAGGCGTAACCAAGTTTGGAGGAGGTAATCGCCAGCGCGAGAAATTTGAACAGACCATTCTTGACCGAATGCAGGCGTGCCTGAAGCACGGCTAAGAACGACGGGTACTTGGGTAAACCAGGTTGCTTTACGGGTCTCACGTACGAAGTACGCAGTTGCGTCGGGACCACCATAGAGGTACTTCTCGATTTCGTCGAAAGTAGCCAAATCAATAAAACCAGATGTTACATTAGATGTACAGATAGATGCCATTTTTATACTAGGCAAGATAAAAAATAAAAAAAAATTTTATTAAATAATATCGTATTAAAGAAAACTGAATAAAATTTATAAATTTTCTTAAGTATAATTTTGTTTTTAGCCTAATTATTAGGTCAATAATTTATTTTCTTATTTTAACTTTGTATAAATTATATTTAAAGATTAAAACAAGGTATAATTATTATAAATAGTTTTTAGTTCAAATTTTATATGAAATAGTTTCCACCAATTTAAAAATTTAGATATAAAATTTTGCGGTGGATCTAAATAAAAAATATAATGTAATTTTAAAGTATTTTATACTTTAAAATTTATTTTATAAAATTTATTTTCGGTTAGGACAAACACGGATGTTAAATAATGTGGATTTATTATTCTGGTTATTTGGATTTGTAAAATCAAATCGTATATTTTGATATTTATACTGGCTAAAATATATATGCGATGCATATTGAACTTCTGGTGCAAATGTTGTTTTTAAAGTTCCTAGACAATAATCTATATTTATAAAAAAATTATAAAAACCTTCATCTTTCCATATATCAGCTTTGTATATATTATTATTATAAAATTTTTCGGCTAAATTAAGAGTATAATCTATCGATTCTCGATTTCCTATATAAGTTGTATCATGTGATCCCATTATTATATTTTGATTACTAAATAAGTTATTAAACTCATTTTGAATAAATATATCTTGATTATTTCGTTTAATAACAGTATCAAATAATCTACAACAAAAGTGTAAATCTATATCCAAATTATTATTTTCTATATAGTCATTTTTTAGTTTATTTAATAAGTATTTTCTATATATTATTTCAGGAACAAATGGACTATAACCATCTTTATAATTTGCTATTGTATAGTAATTCGAAGCAATTTGCTTCTCCATATCCACATCGTATTCAGGTATATCTTCGATATACTTTATAAAATGAACTTTACAATTATACTTATTAAATATACTTATCATTTTATTTTCATTTTCTGGTGAATAATTTCCAGATTGTAACTTATTAGTTAAAATAAATACATGAACATTATTACACAATAACACATCAAATTGTTTTAAATTATTTTCTAAGTTCATTTCAAAGTTTCAAAACTGTCCATATATGATTAAGGCTATTGATTTTTTAATAGTTAAAGTAGGTTCATTACATGATAAATTAAAAGACATTTTTATTTTATATTAATTATTCTTTTAGATGATATAAAATATGGTACTTAAATAAATACTATATTTAAGAAAGATATGTCTGATATAGATATTTTAAATATTGATATAATGATACGACAAAATTTTGAGAATGAAAGTCGTAAGTTAATAGAGTACGAAAAAAGTTTAGATAATATAAATAAATCATTAAATTTAAATAGTTTAAACAGTAAACATACAAGTATATTAAATAAGGCAAAAAATGAATTAGAATTTTATATTTATAATATAAAGGATAAAACAGACTTAAATTTTTATATATCTGAAAGTATAGAATTATTAGAACAGTATAAAAATATATTAAAAATACCTCAGAAAATGAGTTTTGTCGGTAAACAAGTAAAAAATGACAAAGAAAAACAGAAAATTATTGATATTTATTTAGAAATCGCTTCTAAATATGTTAATATAAACATAGAAAAGAAGGGTAATAAACCTTCTAAAATTATATGTAATAATTGCAGCAATAAAAAAGAATTTGAAATAGAAGGTGATACTTATATCTGTAATCAATGTTTTTCTCAACAAATTATATTACGACACACAAGCTCATTTAATGATGTAGATAGAGTTAATATATCAAGTAAATATATTTATGATAGAAAAATACATTTTAGGGATTGTATAAATCAATATCAAGGAACGCAAAATAGCACAGTTGAACCAAAAGTATACAATGATTTAGAAGAACAATTTGAACTACATCATTTACTTATCGGAGAGAAGGATACACCCAAAGAGAAACGCTTTGCAAATATAACAAAAGTACATGTAACAATGTTTTTAAAAGAATTAGGTTATACTAAGCATTATGAAAATGTACATCTTATACATTACAATATAACGGGTATACAACCAGATCAAATAGGTTACTTGGAAGAACAATTATTAGATGATTTTGATATATTAATTGAGCTTTACGATAAAATGTTTAAGAATATTAACAGAAAGAATTTTATTAATACCCAGTATGTATTATTTCAATTACTAACACGGCATAAACATCCATGTACACATGAAGATTTTACTATTCTTAAAACAATTGATAGAAAAAATTTTCACGATGATGTATGCCGTCAATTATTTGAACATTTAGGATGGAATTTTCATCCTATTGTATAGTTTATTTATTAAATCTTTATATATTTAATAAATAAGATTTACTTGATATTAAAAATAAAAAATTGATTTTTAAACTTAAATAAAATAAATTTAAATATACAATGATTAATTTTTACTCAATCAATTCGGTTATAAGAAATGAAATGTGTTATCATAGTTCGCAACGTTTTGCAATGATTAACTATTTGTTAAATATTGATAAAAAATATATTACTGATATGTACAAAAATGCGCCTCATGGAAGATATGAGTTATATAAAACCGATAGAGATAATACGGCATTAATACTATGGAAAATGCAACCATATCATAATATATCTATGCACGAACATGAGGCAAAATGTGCTTTTCTAGTATGCAGTGGTAGAATAAGAGAACATAGTATTAAAAAAGGTGAACATGATATAGGTATATATACAAAAGGAGATACAGGTTTTATTGATAAAAATGAAAAACATAGTATAATGAATACTAATGATAATTTCTCAACAATATTACATTTATATATGAAAAAAATAGAACTACAAAACAATTTTTAATTATATTTAAAAAAATATAGTTAATTTATAAATGCTAAGGCGACGAACTAATAATCGTATATATAATATTTTATCAAGAATTCAAAATTTAAACACAACAGAATACATATTTTCAGACAGTGAATTAACATTTGGAGAAATACGGATACAAAATGTACCAAGACATCTTCGTAATATTCGATATACAGAAATTTATCCACATATTTTAGATTTATATAATCATACACAAACAAATACTTTTAGACCAAATAATACTGAAAATGAACATTATAATACGGATGAAGAGGAAGAGGAAGATGAGGATGATGAAGAAGAAATACATGCTAATATGGATATGGATATGGAAGAAAATGAGGTAAATTATAATAATAGTATATATACAAGTCTTCTCAATATGTTATTAAATTACAGTAGTAGTGATTATGATATAGATATAGATATAGATATAGAAACAGCTACACGTTATAGCATGGATGATTGTCAAATGCATAAAGATGAAGATATAGTATTAAATGTTGAATCAGAAAAATATATTAAAAATATCCATACCCAATTTGATAATTGTTCTATATGTCAAGAATCATTTGTTGATGAAACATCTATGATAACTATTTTATCTTGTAAACATTATTTTCATACTGATTGTGTAAATGAATGGGGTAAATATAAGTCTGAATGTCCTATATGTAAATCAGTTATACCTATAAAAAATACATAAAATTTTTAATACTATAAATAGTATTAAAAAATAATTATTTAACAACGACCATATTTATCTACCATTTGTGCTTTTTTATCGACTTTAATGAATTTTATAACATTAGCATCGCATTTCTGACAAATTCCACGTAAAGCAGGTATACCACCGCGTACTTTTTTATTTTTTATTACATCTACGCATATATCATCATGTTCAATTTTAACTCTTTTACGACAAGATACACAGTAAAATTCTTGTTCTTTAAGTTTTTTTTGCAACTTAGCTGGCATTTATTTATATAAAAGATTATAAATTTTATATTTTTTAATCAATATCTAAAAAAATTGAAACAGTTCTATAATAAATGTTATTATAAAATATGGAATCTAAAATACCTGACTCTCCTGTATACTTTAGATTCCTTAATCTACGTCATAAAACATACCATACAACTGGTTATAGCTTATTAAAAACACTATCTTTATGGTCGACTTATACTCCGCAATATCATATTCTTAATCAAGTAATCTCTAAAATACAATCTGATCAATATGTTTTATGTGTCTTATACGGAAATTCTGAAAAAGATACCTTTACTGATATACAATTTGGTGTAACAGAATCATTTAAAAAAGGAGAATCTATTATAAGTGCTTTTAAAAGAAGTCTAGGTGAAGAACTAGGTCTGATTACACAGTATATACCAGCCTTTACTAATACTCGTTACAATGGAAAAGAATATGTTATTAATACAATCAATATTAAAGATACATCTTTATTGCAATTACACGAAATTAATACACATACAATTAATACACAAAATAATATACCAAAAAAAATGGCAAGTATTGTATATGGTGATAAAAAAAATGTACTTGAATATTTAAACGCAGAACACATAATTCTACATAATAATACTGATAATATTGTTGGTATCGTAGCTATACCATTTAAAGAAATTATAGCCTATTTTAATAAAAATCCTGGATATACTAATAAACATACTAGACTTATTGAACATTCTACAAGTCAATATTTCAGTTAAATAAGATGAATTGGTAAACCGTAACGTAATACTCTATTCTTTTGTTTTGATAACCAAATTCCTAAACCAATAAGACACCCAATAAATATTAATACTAATATTATAATAGTAACAATATTTGTACTGTTACTACTTTCGGTTAGTGAATAATTATTACTAGTAGTTTTACAGTTCGTATTATAGATTGATTTATAAATTTTTAAAGGATCTTTATTATTTGGATACATTTTATTAGCCCATATACAATCTAAACAGGATAAACGTATATTTTGATGTGTACCTTTATTATTTAGAGTTAAACTAGCTGGAAAAAAATACAACATAATTGACATCGGATCGTAATCTGAACCATTTAGTTCAGAACGACTATACCTATCAATAATATTTTCTTTTGTAGTTTGTCGATCCCATCCTTGAGTATCTTTAGCCCACTGATCAACTGCTTGAACATTCCATTTAATCTGATTATTAAATGCAGATTGATGTTCATGAACCATACCGAGTGCATGTCCAAATTCATGCATAGTTGTCGCAACATCAAACCAACCCAAGTTCATAGTGGATTTATCGGAATGTTCAGCTAAGCAATCAGTACCAATCAATGACCAGGCACCTCCAGATGGATCAAAACTAATTCGTATATTTGCACCTGGATCAGATTTATCTACAAATAACAACTTTAACTGCACAAAAGGTTGCCACCGTTCTTGTACAATTTTTTTAATCGCTTCTTCGATTGGTATATCGTTATCGTCAATATATTTCTGTAAAGGATCTAATTTTAGTGATATACCTTGTTCTGCAGCTATTTGTTTATACATTTCTTTTGTGGTACGAGGTATTTTAGCTGCAGATTCAAGAAAACATATTTTTATGGTAGCACCAACAGGCCATATTTTTTTAGCATAAAAAGCAGCTTTTAATTTTTGAAAATGCTGTTCAGAATTGCTTACAGTTTTCATATTTGATAATTCTTTCGTATGATGAGGTAAAATTTTTTCAACGCATATTCGTGTTTGACTACTCATTTTTTATTACTTGCAATATTTTTTATTTTATTATTTATTTCTAGTATATTATTTAGTATGTTTTGTATATCTTTTTTAATTACTTCTTGTGTGTTTGGATCAGCGGTAAAAAATTCTTGCCATTTTTTTGCTAAATTATCACGTTCTTTTTGCAATTGAGTAGAAAATGAAATAACCATAATTAGTACTTATTACTAGTAATAATAAAAATTTATTATTTATATTTATATGTATTATCTATAAATATATGAATATACAATTAACCGCTAAATATAATAAACAAAGTCTGTTTCATGCAATAAGTATATATAATTTTTCACAACATGAAAGTATTAGTAATATCCTAAAAGCAGTTAGATTTTTATATCAATATAGGCATCACGAATCTAGATTGTGTCCTTCATTGCAACAATTAAATAATAAATTAATTGAACTATTTAATACATATAAAAATAGTGAAAATTATGAAATACATGAAATTATTGATATAATAATCGAATATGTACCAAATGGTAGACAATATCTTGATGAATTAAGAAGAATACAGACTGAAAATTCACGTCAACAAAGAGAATTAGCACAACAAATACAAAGACAGACTACTTATAAAAATATTGATAAAACTATATATAGTGATCGTCAAAATGTACACGCTTCATCTATTAATAATACAGTTAAAAACGCAGCTAAATTACTAGTAGATAAATATTATAATAATATTTATAATATAGAAGATATAAAAAAATTATTGATTGAAAAATATAATAATGATAGTATATCTAAAGTATTAGATAGAATATCGGGAGATATTGCCAATTTCAATATTAACATATCCCTTCGACAAGTATTTATATCTTTATGGAATTGGATACATATAACACACGATTTACAGGAGATAAGCGAATTAGAAAGGATATTAGTTGATGAAATAACTGATATGAATGAAATGTGTGCTTCTGGACATTTATCACGATTAATAAATGTTACACAAGGATTTACTGATGAATTTATTATTAATATATCAAATATGGATCAATGCAATGCAGTAATTAGATATTATTTAAATAAAAGATTAGAAGAATGCACAGATGAAAAGGTTATTGATGGAATGATAACAAGAGATGAATATTATCTAAATTTTATCCAAACTTGTATAGATGAAAAAATAGATTATTTTAGAACTGAATATGGCGATGAATTTATTCAAAATTTAAAAAGTGTAGTTAGTAAATTTTAGTATTTTTAATATTTTTATATTATAAATATAAATAGATGAAAATAGATGGTATAAAAATTTTAGTAATTTTATCTATTTTAATAATTATTGGAGTTATATATTATTTTATGGTTAATAAAAATAATTGTAATTCAGATCAAGAATATAATAAAATATTAAAAAAATGTGTAAAAAAATGCGCTTCAAATACACATTATGATATTAACTCAGATAGTTGTATTACAAATTGTGATGATGGATTTTCTGTTTGCGGTGATACTTGTTATAATACTACAACACAACAATGTACACCAGGATCCAAAATATGTGATATACACGATCGTATTTGTGGAACTAGCAATACATGTTATAATCCAGATAAATTATTTTGTCATACCGATGGTAATCTCTATAATTTTGATCAAGTCTGTAAAAATGGTAATGTTTGTATAAATAAAGGAGATAGATGTAGTACTGATGACAGTAATCAGTGTATTACAAATTGTCCACCTACTCAAGCAGTATGTGAAAAATGCTGTGATCCTGGTGAAATTTGTAAAGATGGAAAATGTACAACATGTGGTAATCGACCTGATTTGAAAAAATGCGGAGATATATGTTATGATCCTATAAAACAACAATGTATAAATGGAAAAGTATATGATTGCTCTCCAGATATAAAAGTATCAGTAAATACTGGTTGTTGTAAATCTGCACAAGTACTAGATAGTAATAATAATTGTTGTGATGCTGATAAAATAATTTCTGATGGAAGATGCTGTTTAAAAAAATGTTCTGATGAAGATAATTGCTGTGATAATGATTGTATAAATGTAAATGGTAAATCTGTATGTAGACTAAAATGCGGCGATGATTGGTGTGATCAATCACAAATTTGTATACAAGATGATAAAGGCGTTAATACAGGTAAACCTGGTTGTTTTACAAAAGGTTGTGAATGGGATGATCCAATCCAATACACTCCATCTATAATGAGTGGTCTCACAGTTAAAACATCTATAGATCAGAATAATAACTATTATTTTGTTAATAATCCAATTCAAACTGGAACACAATCGATACTATTAAGCGATATAATCGCAAGTGATAACCAGTCTATAGTATCACAAGCTGAATGTACTTTAGGAAACGCAATTCAACGAGCTTCTACAAATGACTTAAAATCATTAACATTTGACCAGATTAGTAAACCACCAAAATTTACAGCTATATTTGATCATACAAGATTACCTACTCTAGATAATTTTAATAATATGTGCCCAGTGGTAGATAAAAATAATATATATGAAATTAATAGATGTTGTAGTATTATAGATAATGGAGTTACAAAATTATCAGGTCAAATATGTGACAAAGGTGAAGTTTGCGTGAATAATGTTTGTCATAGTAATTATATATGTGATATAAATCTTGATGGTACCACATCTTGTCATGAAAATTGTAAAACTAGCGTAGGATCAAATGCAGAATATAATAGATTTACAAAAAAATGTGATAGTGCTATAGAAATTTTAGGAGGATATTTAACCAGTAAATATAAAGAATGCTGTAATTGTTCGTCAGATAATAATAAAATGTTACCAAATACACCACATAATTCAGTCTGTTATAGTTACGAAAGTGATGAAATTGCTGAGAAAAATTCAGACCCGAATACTATTAGATTATGTAATAAAGTTTGTAGAAAAAACACTACATCTCTAAATACTTTTAGTATGTATTAAAAATAAATAATATTTTAAAATTGAATTTAAAGAAAAAAATACTTTAAGTAATAATAATATAATGTCAAATAATAAAGATGATAGAATATTAACGTTTCAAGAATTTGATGATATAAAAGTGTCTACTAAAACTTTTACAGCAATGACAAATTTATGCATTGATTTAAAAAAATTGTTTAATTTTTTACCGGTTATAGAATATAATGTAGTTCCCAAGCGTCGTGGACGTAAGAAGAAGAATGAAAAGAATGATACAAATCTTGAGATTCCACAAGGATCTATTATAACACTTAAATACGAAGATGGTTTACGGGGTGTAGATTTAAAAAAGAAAAAATCAGAGAAAAAACGTAAATGGTTTCGTAACTCATTTACAGTGGTTATATTAATCGAAAAATATATTAATTTTAAAGTATGTCGAAATGGTACTTTTCAAATGACCGGATGTAAAACCCTTGCACAGGCTGAACAATGCGTGAAACATATTTGGAATCTTATTAAAGATGATAAGACAATTTATTCTTTGAGTTCCGGTGATCATCCAGAAGCTATATTCATACCAGCAATGCGTAATATAGATTTTAGCTTAGGTTTCTATATTGATCGTGAAAAATTAGCTCGATACATGAGTACTCAAACAGAATGTCATTGTTTACTGGAGACTAGTTTTGGATATACTGGAGTAAATATAAAAATTCCGCTTACTAAAAAGATTAATACAATTAATGTATGTAAAATTAATTATCTAAATAATGAATGGGTAAAAGAATATGTGCCTTATAAACATTATTTGGATAAACTTACAAGTAAAGAAAAAATCGATAAATTACAAGAAGAGCGTTATAATACTTTTTTAGTTTTTCATTCTGGTAAAACTATCATGAGTGGTCTTACTGGAGAGTTAATGAGAGATACATACTATACTTTTATTGATATTATTAGAAAATGCCATAAAGAAATAGAAGAAAGACTTGATTAATTTAATAATATTATTACTAATAATATTATTACTAATAATATTATTTTATTTACGTAATATATCATAATTTTCTTTAAACCATTTTACAGTTTGACTTATACCATCTTTTAAAGGAGTAAACTGAAAATTTGGTAAAAGTGTTAATAATTTTGCTGGACTAGCAGTTTTAATTTGCTGTCCATCGTTTACACCTTTTTGTTTATCCATTGGTTCTACATGCTGTATATTAAATTCAGTGCATATTAATCGTGCTACTTCTAAAATGGTAGTTTCACTTGTCTCCGGAGTTGAGCAAATTAACAATGGTGTATAAATAGATTCTGATACTATACGTACTATAATATTCGCTAAATCAAGTGAATATATAAACTGTCTTTTAGGTTGTCCAGTACCCATTATTTTAAATGGGATATTTTTATCTTCCTGTAAATGAGCTTTATGTATTAAACCTGGTATCACATGGCTATTTTCTAGATGAAAATTATCATATGGTCCATAAATATTAGTTGGAATAATACATTGGTAGTGAAAATCGGGTATTTCATTATATAAACGACATTGAACTTCCATCATACGTTTAGCATATGCATATCCATAGTTTGAATAATGAGGTTCACCTAAATGTAAATCTTTTTCTGTTAATATACGATTTAATCCATCCGGAAATATACAAGTACTTAAACAACAAATAACACGTTTTATACCGTGTTGATATGCCGAATTAAGTACATTTTGATTTATTAAGACATTACTGGTAAACATATCTAAGCGATTAGCTGCATTTTTAAACAAACCACCCACATTAGCAGCTAAATGGATAACTATATCTGGATTATATGTATTAAACATTGCATTAACATCTTCTAAATGTAAGAGATCGTAATCTTTAGAACTAATATAAATCCAATCAGGTTTTATTTGGCGTAAAGCACTACCGACAAGACCTGATCCACCGGTTACTAAGACTTTAGACATTTATTTATTATATTTCTTTATTTAAATAAGATTATATAAAATAAACTTAAAAAGATAAGAAGTCTTCTTAAATAGTATATATGTTTAATAGCAAAAGCACAGAACAATATAATAAATTAGTTAACTATTATAATTTAAATAAGGGGAAAAAATGGGATGAATGGTTAGAATACGATAAAACTTTTAAAAAACCTGGAAAACAAGGATTAGTTGGATTATTAAAATTAAAAGATGATAATTCTGATTTACGATACGTGTTTAAGATTTCTCAGTACATTAATTATTTAACTGAACATGAAAGCTCTATTATGACTGGTTTAAATGAATTAGCAGAATATTGTCCGCATTTCTGTAAATTTGTTGGTAATATTACTTGTACATTAGATCCAAACAATCGTAAAGGTGGAAATCCGTTTGATATTAATTGCAAATATCCAATTGAAAAAAATATTATTTTAACTGAATATATTAGTGATAGTTATAAATTTTATGATTATATTAAATCTAAGCATATTCACGAGGATATTTTATATTCAACTATTAAACAAGTATTAATGTCGGTAAGTATAGCTCAAAAAGTAAAAAATTTTAGTCATTATGATTTACACTCACTTAATATTATGATGCGAAAATGTGATACAAATGTTGTATTTTTATATGCATTAGATGAAGATAATCAGTTTTGTGTACCTACATTAGGACATTATCCGGTAGTTATTGATTTTGGATTTTCGTATATTGAAAATTTAGAAAATAATCCGTTATGGCCATCTATGTGTCATACAGATGTGGGATTTATGAGTAATCAATTTGATTCCTTGGCTGATCCAAAATTATTCTTAGTGGCTGTATCAAGTGATATTAAAGAACATCGTAATACGAAAAAATCAAAAAATTTACGTACTATAGTGCATAATTTATTTGATAAATTAGATATTGATTGGGAAGCAGGATGGGATAATACAGATGAACAAGGTGCTTCTTATTATGTGTTAGAAATGCTTCAACCTTATAATAAAAATTCTGTTTTATTTCGATATTATGATCACTACTGTATAGATTTATTACAATCACTTATAATACTACCGCTTCAAGAACAAGAATATTCGGATATTGATAAAGTATATACTACTTTTTTACAACAATGGATACAAATTGAGAACGAAATATCCAATCCATTTTACAGTTTATATACTCTTAAAGGTATAATAGATGCAGTTCGTGAAGTACGTTCTTATTATATTGAAAAGAAAACAAGAAATGATGCAATTAATAAGTTTCGACAAAATGTATATAATGTAGTTAATAAAATTAGTAAATTTTGTAGATTAAAAAATGTACATTTTGAAAAATTATTATGTTCGCTTATTATGCTATCACGAAATATTGAAGGTATGTTATATGATATAGTCACGACAAGAATGCGGAAAAAAAATAAAGAGTATAAAAAATTACCATTAAATAACATAGAAAAAATATATGGAGCAATTGATGTGAATATAACAGATAATTATGTCTATAACAAGGATACAGTTGTATATATTTTTAACTTGAGTAAAAAGTGTACTGATAAATATAAAATTCCCGAAGAAAATTTGGAGTCTATAAATAAAGCATACCCAATAACGCGAGGAGCTTTGATATATGATATCTATAAAAATTCTATTTAAATATTTAAATTTAAAATAAAATAATGTCTAGTAAACTTACTATAGTTGATATAAAACATAAATTATACAATAAATGTGTGTTAATAAGAGTTGATTATAATGTACCATTAATTAATGGTGTTATAACTGATAAAACACGTATATTTGCCAATTTACCTACTCTTGATTATGTCTTTTTACATGGAGCTTCTAAAGTGGTATTAATGTCTCATTTAGGTCGTCCAAACGGCAAAGTAATAGAAAAGCATTCACTTAAACCAATTGTCCCTATTTTAGAGAAATATACTGGTCGAAATATACAATTTATTTCGACAAATATTAATTCAGATGATATACAAACAGAAATATCTAACACACCAAATGGTTCTATTATATTATTAGAAAATTTACGATTTTATAACGAAGAAGAAAATTATAATATTAATGATTTAAAAGTACTAGAATTTTGTAATAATATTTCAAAATTTGGAGATATTTATGTAAATGATGCATTTGGTACAGCTCATCGATCACACTCATCGATAGTAGGTATAAATTTACCTATCAGAGTATCTGGTCTACTTCTAAGTAAAGAAATAAATTATTTATATAAAAGTATTGATCTTCCACAACGTCCATTTTTAGCTATAGTAGGCGGTGCTAAAGTTTCTGATAAAATTCCACTTTTATATTCATTAATTAGTAAAGTTGATGAAATAATTATAGGGGGTGGTATGGCTTTTACTTTCAAAAAGATTATTTCAAATATGAAAATTGGTTCATCTATTTTTGATAGTAAAGGAGCTGAAATGGTAAGATCAATTTTAGATAAAGCTAAATTAAATGGTGTAAAAATTCATTTACCAGTAGATTTTGTTTGCGCTGATAACATTAACGAAAATGCAAATATTACAATAGTTGATGATATATTTGGGATACCAGACGGATTTTATGGATTAGATTGCGGTCCATACACTCGTAAAATTAACGATGATATAATCAAACAGGCACGTTTAATAGTATGGAATGGTCCACAAGGAATGTTTGAAATTTCTGCATTTGCAGCTGGTTCACATGCAACTTTATATTCTGTAGTAAATGCTACTGCAAATGGTGCAATTAGTATTATTGGTGGTGGAGATACAGCATCTATAGTAGAACAGACTGGTTTAACAAATGCAGTATCACATGTATCAACTGGAGGTGGAGCAACCCTTGAATTATTAGAAGGAAAAATTTTACCAGGAATTACTGCATTAACTAATAAATAAATTATTAAAAAAGTAAATAAAAATATTATAATATAATAAAATGGATACAAAATGTAATAGTTGTAAAAATTATTCTTCTGAAAATAATAGTTGGACGCCAAATTCTTCATTACATGCAACTAAATATAATAAAAATATATATTTAGTAGATTGGAATAAAGAGAGTTATGTAAGTAATCCATTGATTGATTACGAAGAAATAAATGAAAATGGTGTTTTAAGAAATAGCCAAAATACTTCTTTCACTAATATTGGTAAATGGACTAGTAATAATAAAGAAGGATATGCGTATAGAGATTATCAAATGATACAATCTAAAGATCTACTTGCAAATAGCATAAATAATAGTTTTACAAATACTGGAAATTGGACAGTCTCAAACAAAGAAATGTATGGTATTCCACGTGTTGATTACGATGAGATAAATGAAAATGGTGTATTGCGTAATACACGTAATACACCATTTACTAATATTGGTAAATGGGCATCAAAGTGAAATAATTATAAGTTAAATTCATTATTGACAAAATAAAAATATATAAAAGTAAAAATATATTTACACTTGTAAAGTAAATATATTTTATTATTTTTTTAAATTATTCATTACATTTTCTAAAAATCTCATATTATATATTTTTGGTTTACTATCCCCAGTGTTTCCTGACAAATGATCTATAATAAATTTTGAATTTTCATTAACATAATGTTTATCAACCATGAACTCTGATATACTATCGCATTCTGCTAATTTATTTTTATGAGTATTAAAAACTATATAAGGTTGATCTTTAGTATGAATATCTAAAAATGTATTACTAGCTTTATCTGCGTTTACATGATCAAATATTTGAGAAAATAAATTTTTAATTTCAGCACAATTATTAAATCCCATAAGACAGCTTGAAAATACTGGTACTTTTGCATCTAAATTATGTCTACGAAATAATTCTAACCCCCACATATATCCATCTTCACAGTCATCGATATATCCATCGTGTTTATTTGTGTATAATTTATTTTCTATAATTCTATCAAATATTGGTTGTACATGATTAATTACATAACAATCAAGATCTATATACAATAATTTATCGTAATTATTTACATTTTCGTAAGAAAAAATCGTAAGTCTGCTGAAATAGTCTACATCTACTTGTGTATAATAGAGTATATTTATAGGTAAATTATTTGTAAAATCATATAGTTTATTTTTATGACTATCGGTTGTGATAATTAATATATCAGTAGTATCTATATTTATATTTCCGTATTTTACTATAGAATTTAGGAATAATTTTGTCATTTCTACATATTCATCATTTCCAAATAAGCCACAGTATATAACTTGTTTCATTATTATTTTTATAAAATAAATTAATCTTTAAATATATATTTAAAAATAAAAATATATAAATTAAATTATGCCTATTCGTTTACATATATTTGGATTACCTTATACAATTACAAGACAAGAATTTTCTGGAGATCCATCAACTGAATATATACTAAATTTTGGTCAAATGATGATTAATTATAATTTTGAAGTATTTCATTATGGCGTAGAAACATCTCAACCTGGTTATACGAATAAAAATATTAATATTTTAACTAAAGAAGAATGGGAAAAATTACGCATTGAATCTATAATGTTAAAAGAGAATATAACATATGAAGATGCGGTTACATATTTAAAAAACCCAAAAAACTCTATTAATGAATTAGCAACCGCAAATACACCTTTATGTGTTGAGTTTAATAAACGTCTTAAATTAAATTTACAAGCTAATTATCGTGATATGACAACCGATATTATATGCATTAATCGCGGTATTTTGTATAATGAAGCACTTAATGGAATAAATTGTGTAGTAGTGGAAATTGGAATTAGCGATAAAGATTCTTCTAAATCTTTTAGAATATTTAATAGTAATTCTTGTTTAACATCTACAATTGCAATAGAAAAATGTTCATCACCAAATTATTGGTTTTTTATACCTCCTCCTTTTAATATAACGGATTGGCGGTTTAATTTAAATCCTTTTTCTAATAATATAGGATTTTTGGGACATATTTCTAATCATAAAGGTTGTCACATTATAGTTGAGATAGCAAAACGTTTTCCAAATACGCAATTTACACTTTGTGGACCTGGAGATCCCAATATATATTTATCTTTACCTAATATTGTGTATAAATCGCCGATTTATGGAACAGAACGTTCAGAATATTTAGGCCAATGTACAGCTGTATTATTACCATCTACAATGTGTGAAATGTTTTCTCGAGTAGCTGTGGAATCTCAGCTATGCGGAACTCCAGTTATTACTAATAATTCAGGAGCTATGATTGAAATAGTAAAACAATTTCGCACTGGGTTGCGATGTAACACATTAGCTGATTATTGCCATGGTATTAAATTAGCACTAGATGGCAAATTTAATCGTGTATACATTCGAGAGAGAGCTGCTAAAAAATATGATATGTATAAAATTGGATATAAGTATGAGTATGCCTTGCGATCAATTGTAGATGTTTTTACACCTGGTAAAAAAGGCTGGTATTGCGAGAATAGTCATATGAATAGTTTACAATTATATTATAAAGAATCAGTTAAACCAAAAATATACTTATTTTTACCATATTTTGGTAAATTTCCAAATTATTTTCAGTTATATTTAGACTCATTGGAAGTTAATATAGGATTATTAGTAGTGTTTATAATTACTGATATTGATCTTACACATTATAAGTTACCGTTAAATGCAATACCTATATTTATGACTTTAGATACACTTCGAGAACGATTATCCAAAATGCTAGGTGAAGTATATGAAAAAGTTATAAACCCAAATAATTTAGTTCAAAAAGTATATAAATTAGTAGATTTTAAAATCACTTATCCTATAATTTTTAACGATCTAATTCTATCGCATAAATTAACCGATCAAGATTTTGTTGGATGGGGAGACTGTGATTTAATCTACGGCAATCTTCATAATTTTATTAATTTTAATGAAAATTTTCACATTATTGGTGGTTGGCATGGGCATTTTACAGCTATACGAAATATAGATTCCTTTAAAAACTTATTTAAGACAGTCCCAAAATATTTAGAATTATGTACTGATAATAGTATGACATTTGTAACAGATGAAATTGCTTTTCGTCAACCACTTATTAATTATTTACGTAATAATAACTATAAAATGTTCTATATTAATAAATGTATGTGTGATATTGTTCCACCAATGTTTTATCATTTAGTTAGACCTAATCATCCTGAATTTAAAAAGAATTTTTTTAATAATAGAAGTCCTAATAAAAATATAAATTATGTCTATTTTAGTAAAAAGGATAAACAATTAATCACTGTTTACGATGATGGAGAATCACATGAAACTACTTATTGTCATTTACAAAAACGATCAATGTCTTTAAATTTTACAGAGTATACAGAATTCTATATTAAAGAACATGAGTTTAGTCTTGTATTAGAGTAGATTAAAACGTTCAATATATTTTTTGTCTAGAAATCTGATTAAGTATGAATATGAGGTTTGTGGACATCCCAACTCTTTTAATTTCATAATAAATCCAATCAACATTAGAGTCATATTAGGTTTATCAGTGTTTAATTTTTTAATTAATTTATCGTCAATTGCTTTTGACATACCAAAATCGATAATATATAATTTTTTATTTTTAAACATATAATTAAGTATATTTGAATCATTATGAAATACTTTACATTCATCTAGCTTTTTAAATATATCTATTATCTGACGTTGTTGTCCTACTTTTAAGTCTTTATCTTGTTTTTTCATAATATCAAGTAAATGGGTATCCATTTGTTCCATAACAATATATTTTTCATGAACATTAACATCAATAACCATCGGAGAAATACCTACATTAGCCGCTAATTTTTGCAGTTCAGCTTCTTTTAGTATATTAGTTTCAGATTTGTTTTTTCGAAACATTTTCATTGCATAGTTACATGAATTAGCGGAATTAGATACTAAATATGCGGTGCCTTCTTTACCAGGTTCAAATAATTGTTTTATTTTCGTATATTTATTTTTAAACGTAACATTTTTCTTTATAATAGGAGAACAGCAATTTCTATATTTTTTTAAATAATAGTAAATATTATTTATAAGTTCATTACGGTTTTTAGAATCAATATCACTATTTTGAATACCAATATCAGTTGCAAAATTTTGTAAATAGATTAATTTTATTTTTTCTAATTTTGTAAAGTTCATTTTATTCATATATCTATTTTTTTAACTGTCTTTTTATTTTAATATTAAAATAAAAAGAACATAAGTTTAAATACATGCGATTTTTAATACTAATAAAATAATAGCTGAAATACCAATGACCATATAAGTAATTTTTTCAGCTTTAGACATAGATCCATCTTTATTACCTATTAGTTGGTTTACTAAACCACGATTATCGTTAGCATAAAATAACCAATTAATAGAACCAATAATAACTATTAACAATAGGATTGTCATAATTATGTTACGCATTTTATTTATAAAAATATAATAATTTTTTATATAAAAAATATCTACTAACATTTATAATTTTTCGACACGAGTATAATATGAATCTGTAGTCTCTTTAGGATGTTTATGAACACATGTATTGAAATATTTACAATCATCTTTGAAAAAACAGTTACTAATAACTAATTCGTTACGATTGTGAGCAAATCGACAATTTACACCGTGACGACATTGTTGTTTATTTAATACTGAATTACACATACGTGTCTTAACTAATTTTTGAGCCAAGTCTTTTTTATTTGATAAAGTATCAAAAGCTACATCACGATTTAAATCTAGTTCAGAAATTACTGGTAAAACTAAAGTAGGTGGTTTAATCGGAATAGGTGCAGTACGGCCTAAAAATATCGGCGAAGAATTTGGTGTAGAAGTATTATTACGCTCATGTGTATTTTTTGGTTTAATAATATTAACTAAATTTAAACGTAAATGATATTCATCAATTGTCTCTTTCGGATGTTTATGCTGACATGTTGAAAATATATTACAATTATCACCATAGAAACAATTACGGATAACAAGTTCGTTTAAAGTATGAGCAAAACGACAGTTTGTACCATGACGACACTCCATATTATTTAGAATAGAATTACACATACGTGTTTTACTTAATTTTTCAGCAATCTCTTTTTTATCAAGAATAGGAGTTGATTCTTTTTTAGTTATATTTGGGCTATTAGCTATATTTTTCGAATTTTTATTTTTTAAGTATAAAAATGCATTTAAAAGATCGTCATCGTCAGATGAAGAAGAATCATTTTGAATACTTGTTTGATTATTCATTTTATCATTATTCATTTTATCATTATTCATTTTATCAAGTATTTCGTATTTTTTAAGACATTTTTCATGGGCTAATGCTATATCTTGACGTTCAGCCTCTGCTTCATCATCAGATTGATCAACAATAATATCGTTAAAGAATACGGATGTTTTTATACTTGTTTTAATAGTAATATTCTCTGTTTTTTCTTTTTCCTTTTCCTTTTCTTCTGCTCTTTTTTTACGACGAGCTGCGCGTCTTGCAGCCATTACTTCTACAGAAGGTGTTATATCAGTAACTGCTTGTTTATTATAACCTGAACTTATACGAGATTTAAATGCATCTCGTTTCGATTTTTCTGCATCTTTTACCTCTTTAAGCTCTGCTTTTAATCGTTCATTTTCTAATCTTATTCGCATACCTTCACTCATAGTCGGAAGTGATTTCATAAATTCTTCATCAATCATTTTTTCTTTTAAAAAGTCATTAAAGGCATCACATATAGCTTTACTTTCTTTTTTCTTTTGTTCTTGTAACACGAGTTCTTTTTCTTTTTTAATATTATCCATATATTCTTCATATTCTTCATATGTATTAAACTTATCCAAATTTAATAACAATGTCATTGGTAATGGATTGATGGGACTTGAAATACGTCGTAATGGTAATTTTACCTGTAAATATTCTTGCATATTAAACACTGAAACATTTTCAGTCTTATCTTCATAGTTATCATTGTCACAACAATCATCATCAGATTCATTGTGAATATTTGTTAGTTCTTCTTCATATTCACTTTCATATTCACTTGAATAATTATATTTCATATTCTTCATATTCATATATATTATCGATAGTTATTTTTAAAAATCAATTTTTTTATAAAACACTTAATAAACACGATACACCATAATGATCTGATAGTTGAGAAAATTGTCTATTTTTCACTAACATTTTTTCTACTGTACAAGAACCTGGTATCACATTTATAGATCGAGTATGAGAATACGATAATGGTTTAATTTCTAAAATATAATCAATTGATTGTTTACTGTATAAATCATCCGAATGAGTTAATACATTTTCAATATCACCATAAGTAACTGGATGAATACCGTTATTGTCATATTTTAGCAAATCAATATAATTGTAGTTATTATCGAATGATAGTATTTTCATCATGTCCAAATATTCAATTGTGTCATAACAATTTTCATTATCTTTTGGTCTTGAATTTACATTTAAATCTCCAACTAATAATACTAAATCATTAGATTCAAAATTTTTATTTAATTTTTCAGTAATAAATTTATGTAATTGTATTATTTGTTTATTCCGTATTTCTCTACTTTGTGTTATATTAGAAATATAAGAAGCTTGGGTATGAGTTGTAAACAAATGAATATCAATATTATCTAAAATATGTATACGAGTATATAAACAACCTTTGTCTACATACGCATCCGATAAAATTTTATCTGTGTATATTTCATATGTAGTTTCAGATATAGGAAACCGACTTAATACCAATAATCCTCCGTCAATTATGCTATTTTTAGTTTGTAAAATAGCGTTATAAAAAAATCCAAATTTTTTAGCAATTTTAATTAAGACATTTCGCCTAAAATTTAAAAAACTAAATATTTCCTGTAAACAAATTATATCATAATCATTAAGAAGTCCACAGAACAACGCTAATCTCTCATCTTTATAATCATTTCCGTTATTACTTACCAATGGTGGTCTTAAAAATATATTATATGTCAATATTCTTATATTTGATCTTGGTAATAAATTATATGATTCTGTTTTTATTAGAGGATGGTAATAAGGTATTATATCTTTTATTTTTGAAATATATGAAACATGTAAAAAAATAATTAATACGCATAAAATAAAAATTATAATTATATATTTCATTTACAGTATAAAAATATAATATAAATTAAAAATTTGTATTTTATAATATATTAGAATATTATAAAATATGAAAAATTAAGTTTGTTTTAATCTTTATTTATTCTTTTTTGTCTTTTCAGATTTAGCAGAAGCTGGTGTTTTAGGAGTTTCATTTTTTTCGGACTTTTTAGATTTTTCATTTTTAATAGGGTTCACTGGTTTACTAACTTCTTCTACGATTTCAAGTTTATCAGATTTTGTAACACCTTTTTCTGAATTATATCGTTCTTTATCAGCTAAAGCCAGTTTATCATATTTTTCAACTAAATTGGTACCTTTAACGTTATTCCAACGTTTTCCCAATTCAGAAACTACTTCTTTTGCGCTAAAAGAAGGATTAGCTTGTGTTACTTTAGAACGTTCATCTTCGCAAAAGAACATGTAAGCTGATTTACTGCGTTTAGGTCCATCTTTTTTAGATTTATTAGAATTTTGTTCGCTATCTTCTGGAACATAAGAATCCATTTCTTTTTTATAACGTTGTTTATCTTGTTCTGCAAGTTTTGTGAACCGGTCTACTTCTTTTTGATTCGTGTCTTTTAATTTATTCCATAAAGATCCAAGTTCGGTCATAACATTTTTAGAACTAATACTGGGATCACTATTCTTAATTTTTTCACGATTTTCATTACAGAAGAAAATATATGCAGATTTGCAACTTTTAGGAGCGTTTTCATTCTTCTTTTTTGTTTCTTTACCTTTAACTACATTATTAAATTTCTTTTGATTATCTTTACTATTCCATTTAGCTAATAGTTCAGAATTCTCTTCCAAAAATTCACATACATACTTATTAATTTTCGTCATTGCTTTCTTACTAATAATTACTTATGTTTTAAATAGATATTTATTTGTAAAAATCAATTTTATTTTTTCAGTCAAAATAGTATTTAAACAATTACGTACAATATAATAGTATAATATATGGAACCAGAGAATGAAGATGGGAATAATGAATATAAATTAAAATTATTAAATGTAACAGCTGAAAAAATAGAAAAAATAACTACACAAATGCGTTATAGATGTGAACAAGGTAATGGAGAGTGTATTTATACATTAGGTGTTGAAGATGATGGTACAATGTCCGGTATTACAAACGAAGAATACGAAGAGACTCTAAACAATATTAAACGATCCGTTATAAATAATAATTATAGTATACAATTTATATCGGAATATTTACAAGACAATAATAAAAAAGTTTATGAATTATTAATACGAGAAAAAAATGATAATTCTTATATTAATATTAAAGTTGCAATTGCCGGTTCAATCGACGTAGGAAAAAGCTCAATCTTAGGTACATTAATAAGTGGGGAAAAAGATAATGGGCGTGGTTCTTCACGTTTAGCCGTATTCAACTACGCACACGAAGTTAAAACTGGTCGTACTTCAAGTATCGCTCATCATATTATAGGATTTGATGATAAAGGTGATATAGTAAATGGACGAGGAATAGCTAAATTATCATGGACAGAAATCGTAAAAAGCAGTAGTAAAATAATCTCTTTTTTAGATTTAGCTGGACATGAAAAATATTTAAAAACAACTATATTTGGATTAACCGCGTCTTTTCCAGATATATGTGCTATTTTAGTGGGTGCTAATCGTGGAGTTTTAAAAATGACTAAAGAGCATATCTTTTTATGTATTAGTTTAGGTATTCCGTTTATAATAATAGTTTCAAAGATAGACATGGTTAATGATAAGAAAAATATATTAGAAGAGACAATTAACTCGATAAATAAAATTTTAAAAGCACCTGGTATAAGACGTATTCCACTAAAAATTCAATCGCGTGAAGATGTTATTATTAGCGCAAAAAATATTTATACACAAAGTATAGTACCAATTGTTATGACTTCTAGTGTTACTGGTGAAGGTATGGATAATTTAAAATTATTCCTTAATTTAGTTGGTAAAAAACCGGTAACGCAAAATAATGATAACAATAAAGTAGAATACTATATTGATTGTATTTTTAACGTTGAGGGTATTGGTATTGTGACTGGTGGTAATTTAATATCTGGTACTATTCATGTAGGTGATAAATTACTTATTGGTCCAACTAACAATACATATGAACAAGTTACAATTCGTTCTATACATTGTAAACGTACACCTGTACAACAAGTATCACACGGATCATATGTATGTTTTGGATTATCCAAAATTGATCGAAAAATGGTACGCAGAGGAGCAGTGATAATTTCACCTAATAATAATCCTATTTTATGTAAAAGATTTAAGGCTGAAATTAATATATTACGTACTCACAGCACCACTATCAAACCAGGATATCAACCTGTAATGCACTGTTGTGCAATACGTCAATCAACAACAATAAAGAAAATTATTAGCAAAAAAAATTATAAACAGCCTGAATTAACCATTGAAGATGATATTTTACGCAATGGAGATAGTGCTTTAGTAGAGATGGAATTTGCGAATCGTCATGAGTATATTAAACCAGGTATGAAAATACTATTATGCGAAGGAATGACAAAAGTAGTTGGAATTGTCGTAGAATAAAAATGAATATTCTATTTAAGTTTTAAATTGTAAAATATACATATTATAAAAATGGAAAAACAACCATATACAAACCAAGAATTTAACATTTCATGTGAAAAAGATCTCACATATAATGATAAATTAATCAGGACTCCTAACCAATCACCTAAACGAGTCATTCAACCTCCCGCTCCCAGACGTTTATCATCTAAAGAAGCTCTTATAAACACATTTTTTCACATCTTTGCAGAAGCAGACTTTTATGTTGAAGAAGATAAAGTATTGAATGAATTACTTGAAAAGCATATTTATTACCCATCGTTAGTTGATATTGAAACCGTTATGACAAAATACAAAATTGGACCAAAAAATCGCTGTTTAGAATGTCATATCGATATGGGCATTCAGAATCCACGACAATTATGTGGTCGTATTAGGTGTGTCCATCGATAAAAAATCCTATAAAATTAATTTTATTATATATTATTGTAATAAAATTGTATATATAATATACTATTTATTCTTAAGTATTTTTAAAACTCGATAAATAGTTATATCCATATTATGACACTCCTTAATCTTTTTTATAATACTAGCTGTGCTAAGCCCTTGTCTTTTCAAGGTAATAACAATATCATTAATATCAATTGATGTAGATTTAGGATTATTAACCACATCTAATATTATACCATCTGATGTCTTTTTATACCCGTTAACCTTTATATTACCACTATGAATATTATTATGACAATCACTGCATACATTTAACAGATTAAATTTTCTATTTTTATGATAATTTTCTATAAAACCATTATTATCAGCAGTTGATTGTTCCTTTATATGATGCACTTCTTCTGTGTTTTTCTTACATATTTCGCATATATCTATATATACATCAGCTGAATATTTTGAAGTTTTTTGATTAACAATATTATTATGCATTCCTAAATATTGTTGTCGAATCTGGTTAACCATTAGTAAAAATTCACTTGATAAATCCAGACTTTTACATACTTCTAATCCATATAGAGTATCACCATTACCCGGTACTAATTTACGATTATAAATTAATACTTTTTTCACCTCATCATATGTTACATTCATATGATAAATTTGTAATCTAGTTAATCGTTTAATATTATCTAAATTTGATACTTCATGTAAATGACTTGCTGAAATAAATGATATA